CCTCGACAACCTTATCACCCTTCATCAGCGACCGTTTTTTTCATAAAAAAGAGCCAGTTTTCATCCTGACTCCTTTCCACAAAATTTAATATATAGTTGTTTTATTCTTCCTCGTAAATATCAAAGCCACCTGTTAAAATAAACTCTCTAAGGAGCTTAGAGATATCTCTATTGACTAGAAACATTGGAATTTTTTTCCCCGCCTTCTTTTCTAGAAATTCCTTTGCTTTATCCTTGTCTACTGTTTTTTCTAAAACTCCAAACCTTCCATACTCATCAATGTTTTTCTCTGTAACATCAGATTCAAGAAATTTTTCTAGTAATTCTATATCTACTCCAATAGCATTATGCAAGTCTACAACTTGCTTATTTTTTGCAGATAGCTGGTACTGTGTAATGTACTCTCTAAATGTTTTACCTTCTTCAAGTTCTATTTCTCCACTTTCTATATCATGCAAGAAAATATTTGCAAACCTTTGTTCCTCTTGAGATAAACTAGCAAATGATTTATGAAGTTCATTAAGGGTCTTTTGAAGTTCTTCAGGATCAATATTTTCTTGCCTTAAATCTTTTAAATATTTCTCAAATCTAGTGTTCATATAATTTACATCTATCTTTCCAGTATCTATCTCTGTAAGATAACCGTCTATATCAAAGGGTAAATCATCACTAGAATTACCAGTATCTACAAGCTTTGATAACTCCTTATATCTTTGTACCAAGATCAGATAGGTTTGTTCATCCATTTTAACAATGATTTCTTCATCATTTTCAAAATTATATGTTTGTTTATCCCATGTAAAACCTTGAACTTTTGCAGCTTCAAGATATTCATTAAAATCTGAAAATAGTTTTGCAAACCGACCTCTTTCTGATGAATCCTCTGGTAATTTTTCAAAGTTAGGTATTCCTGCTCTTTCAAAAAGATATTCTATATCTTTTGTTAGTTCATTCATCTTTCTAAGGTTAAAGGGCAAATGTTCTACAAATAAATCTACTTCCCTATCTCCTGAATAATACTTGACGGCTTCCTCTATATTTCTTTCCATAGTATTAGGATAGCGATAATATCTTATTACACCAAAAGGCTTATCTGGTCCAAATAATCTATTAGTTCTGGAAAATGCCTGAATAATATTCTCGTATTTAAGTACTTTGTCAAGGTACAAGGTATTAACCCACTTAGAGTCAAAGCCTGTAAGCATTTGATCTACAACGATTAAGATATCCAATTGTTTGTCTTTTTCATTTTCAATTCGTTCATAGGGCTTTTTATGAGCAAGCCTTGATGAAATATCCTTTTTAAATTTATCGTGAGTAGAAAGATTGAAACTTTTTCCATATCTATCATTATAATCTGTCATTATCTCTACAAGACCATCTTGTTTGAATAATGCTCCCTCACCTTCTTCATTACCATTATTATCAATGTTTGAATCAAAAAGGGCTGTAATTTTAAGGTCAGGTCTTATCTTTTTTATTAGCCTATAGTATTTAATGGCTTCAACTATGGAGCTTGTAGCAAATATTGCATGAAATTTACCATTATAGCTTAGGGTAATCCAAGTATCAAATATATCTTTAACTACCATTTTTCTATGTTCATCTCTGTCATACTGGATAGACTTTATTTCATCTTCTATTCCTTTTATATATTTACCATCTTCATTTTCATATCCTGCCATCCTAATATCTGTCATATATTTTAGATATACTGCCTTCTTCTTTTCATCTTCAAAGGCTTCTTCTTCAGTAATTGCTTTTGCTTTATCAAGTGCTACTGCCTTTCTTAAATCCCTATCATCATAGGTTCTAATTTTATAGGGGTCAAATCCTAAAACATTCTTATCCCTAATTCCATCAGCAATAGTATATCTATGTAACTCATCACCAAAAACCGTTGCCGTTGTAGAATTTTTCTTTTTGTTTTTATCATATATGGGTGTCCCTGTAAAACCAAAAAATATTGCATCAGGAAAAGTGTTTTTTATTGTTATAAGCATATCTCCAAAGGTACTCCTATGGGCTTCATCAATAATAAAAACCATCCTTTTCTTATTGATTATCTCTATATCATGAGAATTTAGACCATCTTCATCTTCTTTAATTCTAGACATCTTTTGAATAGATGTAACTATAAGAGTATTGGAAGGGTCGCCACTTTTAAGTTTATCTATTAAAGTTTTTGTATCTTCTGTTCCTTGTATATCATCTGTGTCATCTGCAAAAGCCCTATATTCATAAAGAGATTGTGTACCAAGCTCCACTCTATCCATGAGGAAGATAACCTTATCTGCATCTTTAGAATTTGCTATAAGCTGGGCTGATTTAAAACTTGTCATGGTTTTGCCGCTGCCTGTCGTATGCCAAGTATATCCACCTCTTTGGTTTTTCTCACCCCATTTAGTCTTTGAAACCTTGTCTGATATTGCATTTGCTGCATAGTATTGATAACTCCTCATAACCTTTAATACACCATCAGAATCATCTGCAACAGTGTAAAAGCCTATGAGTTGATGTGCCATAGGAATTGATAAAAACCTTGAGGCTATATCTTTCCAATTATTTAAAGGCTCATTATTAAAATCAGCCCAATGGAAATAAAAATCCTTATTAAATCTTCCATCTGGTCCTGGATTAGCAAAATATATTGTTTCATCTGGATTCATTGCTACAAAGATTTGAACTAATGAGTAAATCCCTGTAAAAATCCCTTCATGAGAATACTTTTCAATCTGATTATAGGCTTGGCTAACAGGTATTCCTGACTTTTTAAGCTCCACATGAATAACTGGCATACCATTTATAAGGAGCATGAAATCTCCTCGCCTATTTCTTAAGATGGGGGATTTATTTCTAAAGATTGGTTGCTGGGCTATCTGATATCTACTCTGCCCTGCAGCTATTTCATGTCTATCATAAATTTTAAGGCTTATTTCCTTACCATAATGGAGATTATCTTTGGGATTATCCCTAGTTATGGATACAGTCTTACCATTTATAAAAGAGTTGAGTTTTAGGGGTGTTCTAAGACCTATAACTTGTTCTAAAATCTGCTCCATTTCTGTTTTTGTGAGAGGAGCATCATTAAGTCTGTCAATTCCCCTATTGTTTTCAAAAAGTATGGCCGCCCAATTTTTTATTAAATCTTCTTCAGTTGGATATTTTAAAACCTCTTCTTCCCAGCCTTTTCTTTTAAGGGCAGATATAAGTGCTTCTTCAAAGTCTACCTCTCTATTAAAAGTCATTGTTTTTCCTCCTCTCATTTCATTACAATATACCTTTTTATAGCTTTTACTCTAAAGTACAAACCCTGATGAAGGGTGATAAGGTTGTCGAGGCTATTGAAAAAGGTGCCAATTTTTTGTTGTTCTTCACTTGATTTTGGCAACATCAATTCAAGTTCTCTTAGTTCACTAGCTTTTATCAATGGTTGCCCAGTTCCAAAGGATAGCTTTTTAATATCAAAATTCATAAGCATATAAAAAATAAAGTTTAAATTTTTACCCTGAATAAACACCGTATTATCGCTTATTTTGACCCTTCCAGAGTGCCTATAGAGTTCCCCAGCATTTGCTCCGACTCTAGCAGTTAGTAAAAAATCTCCTTCATAATCATAATTATCATCATATCCAATTACAGATGTTGAACCTAAAATTTCATATTCCCCATTACTATTGGATACAAACTTGCTTCTCCCAGTATCAATAGAATTTGTAATCTCTCCCAACTTACGCTGTTCCCAAGTTATATCCCTCTTTTTTGTAGAAAATCACTTGTTTCAAGACTTTTTCTAGCCTTTTTTAATAATTTATCTTTCACTTCTTACTTTTTTATAAATTAATCTTAAATCACCCAAGATTTTTACAATTAATCTCATTTAATTTATATAAACATCTTTTCAAGCATAGATTTCTTCACTATTTTGAGTTTCTCTACCTTTCGCTGATGAAGGGTGATAAGCTTGTCGAGGGTCTCAAATAACAATCCAATCTTCACTTGCTCATTATAAGTTGGAACATCGACTACCATATCCTTAAACTTACTATGAGCCAATACTTTTTGTCCTGTTCCTTCGGCAGCCATTGAAAGTTGCTTCTTTATTCCATGATTTAGTCTTCGCAAAAGGAAATTTGAATCAGTTTTATTTGACTTAAAGACAGTGTAATAATAGCTGATAATTCCCTTGTCTATCAGGTTATTTCGATTAAACACAAATAAATCTGTATCGCTTCGGCTTCTGTATGTGAAGTATCCTCTTGGTAAAACATAATATCCAACATTGTCATTCGTTGTTACCTGTCGGTCAGCAAAATAGTCTTCTTGAAACACAATTCCTTGTTGTTGAGATGAAGTTAAAACAGGATATTGGTTTTGGGTAGTTGTCTTTTCAAAATTATCCTTAATCAAATATGCAACCTTACGCTGTTCCCAATCGTCATTAAATCCTTCAAAACGAACTTCGGGAAGATTTTCTCCATTTTTAGGGAACATTTTTTCTAGCATAGCTTTTTTGAAAATTATCAGTTTATCACACTTACGTTGATGAAGGGTGATAAGGTTGTCCAGGGTCTTGAAAAAGGTGCCGATTTGTGTTTGCTCATTGGTTGAAGGCATAAGTATAGGCATGTCCCCCAAGGTTCTCCCCGATATCTCTAAAAAGGTAGAACCTGACGCATTTTTCTCTGCATACTTCTTGATCAAATGCCCCATTGAATAGATAAAATATGTATCTATCTCTTCTTTTAAAACAAGCGATTGAAACCCCTGATTTGTTGCTCCTGGACGTTGTAAAATGGCCATATCCCCAATTCCTGCTCTACTTGTAAATAGAACAGTTTTATCTTGTGGAAGTATCTTTGCCGAACTTTTTTCCAGTCCTAATTTAGTAATCTTTTTTGTACTTCCTCTGGCATAAACATGATCACCAATTTCGGTAGGAGAATACCAATCTATATCTCCATTCCAGTACTCAGGATTACCTGTACTTGGAGTCCCACCACCTACAATTTCTGCCACTTCTTTTAACTTACGCAGTTCCCAATCGTCATTGAATCCCTTAAATCTAATAGCTGGTGTTTTTTTATTATTAGCCATTTTAAACACCTCCCAAGAGAGACTTAAGTTCCTCTAGTCCTTTAATATCTGTTTCTGTTCCTGTAAGCTGGTCTATGAATCCCATTAGTTCCTTTTCTGTCTTTTCAATTTCTTCTTCCACATCTGCAAAGGTAGTATCATATTTATCAGCTATAGCCTGTATCTTATTAGATAGACTATCTAATACTGATAGAGGAAGGTTTGATATACCATCTGTAAGGGGTTTTACCCATTTGTCTTTAAGTAGCTTTTCTGCCTTTTCATCGCTTAAATTTTCAATAGTTTCTTTTGTCAACATATGAAGCTTATCTTCATCATCTTTTATATCTCTTTTAATTGCTTTCTCTTCATCAGAAAGTTCTTTTGTCATAATCACCTTATATTCTATGCTTTCTTCATCATAAGAATCTAGGTCACCTTCATTTAGGTAATCCCTTGAAAGCTTATTAAGTCCTCCAGCAAGAAAAGCTGTATTATCATTATTTAGGGCTTCACTTAGTTCTTCCTTATCTTCTTCTGAAAAGGAATCAAATATCTCTTCTTGCTCATTTATAATCTGATTAAGTCTTTCTTCCTTTTCCTTTAGATTCTTACTTTCTTTCTGCAAAATTGTAGTTTGAACAAGGTCAAAGGGAATAATTCTACCTATCCAGCCATCTTGAACCTCTACATCTTTACCTGCTTTTTTTCTTGTTATCATATTTGGACTTACTTGGGTAATTACAGACCTACCTTCTGTTTTAATTATCTCAAGATCTTGTCCTATTTTTAACCATTTATCATCTAAAATTTGATATGCTCTATATTCATCTATAAGGGGTATATCTTCCATTCTTGCAAAGATTTCTTCTGCAAGGATAGTTTTCTCTCTGGCTATATTAAGATTTTCCATCTCATTTATCAGGTCATTTTCCATTTTTTCTTTAAAACCATCAAAGGCAACTCTATACTTTTCTTTAAAATCTTTTACATCTTGATGGTTAATAATAGTAGACTTTATATCTTGGGATTTTAGTTTAAAGTGTTCTTTGCTTTCCTTGATAAAAAGTGCTTCTTTTAAGTTGGGGAAGGCTTTCCAATAAGCTGATAATTCTTCTATTTCTTTTTTAGGTATTCCACCAAACATTGAAGCATAGATATCATAGGATTCAGCTTTTTCTGAAGAATCTACATATCTTGGAATGTTTAAGTTATAATCATTTTTTCTTATTTCTTCTCTTAATACCTTTCTAGAGTATTTTTCTGTATCTCGTCTATATTTAACTGTATCTGCAATTCTTCTTATATCTGAAGCCTGAAGTTTATTGTTTTTACCTTCCTTAATAAAGCCCTTGGATGCATCAATTATAAGGACATCTGTATTTTCTCTTTTTTGTTTTAAAACCATAATAATTGTAGGTATTCCTGTACCAAAAAATATATTTGCTGGAAGTCCAATGATGGTATCTATATGATTGTTTTCAATTAAATTTTTCCTTATAGTTCCTTCTTCTCCACCCCTAAAAAGTACACCATGGGGAAGGACAATGGTCATTATGCCATCAGGTTTTATATGATAAAGGTCATGGAGTAAAAAAGCATAATCTGCCTTTCCTCTTGGTGCAAGTCCAAACCTTGAATATCTGGCATCACTTTCCTTGTCTGTAGGATTCCATTGTTGTGAATAGGGCGGATTAGATACAACTGCATCTACATATAAGGGATTGTATGTGCCTATAGGGTCATTATCTTCAAAATAAGGCCAGTCATCTTCTAAGGTATCTCCATTCCTTGTAATGATGTTTGATGGCAGTATCCCTCGCATAATTAGATTCATTCTTGTCAGGTTATAGGTATTTTGCTTAAGCTCTTGGGCATAGTACTTAATATTATCCTCATTATCCATATGCTTGGCTGCTGATTTACCTATATTTATAAGTAGACTTCCACTACCACTGGTACTATCATATATCTCTATTGCCTGTCTGTCTTTTAGGTGTTCTGCTACAATCTCACTCATCAGTAGGGAAACTTCATGGGGAGTATAGAACTCTCCTGCCTTTTTCCCAGCATTGGCTGCAAAGTTTCCTATAAGGAATTCATAGATATAACCTAGAACATCATAGTCTTGTTTGCCATCCATGGGAATATCTTTTATAAGTTGAATTAAATCCCTTATTGCCTTAGTTTGTTGTCCTGATGTTGTTCCTAATTTTGAAAGCCCTGTTTCAAGGGTATCAAATATTCCTTCAAAAAGTTTCTTATAATTTTTATCTATAAGGCGGTTAAAGGCTGAAAGCCCATCTCTAACATTGGATACATCAAAATCATTGCCTAGATCAAGCCAAGTGGAAAAAAGATTATCATAGGATATAAAGTATCCTATTTTAGATTGAACCCATTCTACTGTTTCAGCATCTTCTTCATTTAGATATTCTTTCATATCTTCTTTTTCCATATCTTGACTTTTCATAAATCTAACTTCTTTATCAGATAGGAATTTATAAAATATAAAACCTAAAATATAATCCTTATATTCATTTGCTTCAATTTTGGAACGCATTTTATTAGCTGATTCCCATATTTTATTAGCCAACTCCTGTTTGTTCATCTACTTTTAACTCCTCCATTTCCTATAAAATTCTATTTATTATCTTCATCATCTACAAATTCAATGACATCATTAAGTGTTAGGTCAAGTGCACCACAGACCTTTTCAAGATTTTTTAAATGTATTGCCTGATTTTTTCCCATCTTCGCCATAACATTAGTTGAAATATCAGCTATCTCAATAACTTCTGTTTTAATAAGTCCTTTTTTAGCCATTGATACCCATAAGGGTCTATAACTTAGTGCCATATATTCCTACCTCCCTATTTATCCTTAGATAATCTCATTTTATCACACCCTTTGGTTTTTAGCCATTTATCTTTGCTAATATCGGTAGAAATATTGCAGTTTCGGTATTATAGTAATTGTTTTCTATCTAATACTGTAAACCACCGTTTCAGTTTATCTCCTACTTTAAAAGAGAAGCTCTTTTTTTGCCCTCTCCCCTAATATCAATCTAACTCTTATCAATCTAACTAATCTCTATATAGTTAGGTTGTCTTTTTGACAAGTCTAGATTTGTCCTTTTTACCATTCTTGAATTATCAAAATCGCCATTCTTGACTTGTCATTTTGACAAGTCAAACATCCCAGATACAAAAATCAGCAAGTTTTATGTTCCTTGCTGATTCTCATCTTTAAAGTCTATTTTCTTGTGTCTCCACTAACTAGGTCAACCACCACTGAAACCTTAAAATGCTTTTTCAGTACTTTTCGCTTGTTATTTTGGTCATCTTCTTCAAAGGCAAAGTAGTCGTGAAATAGCTTGAAATTCAGGATTTCTACGAAATTTCCCTTTGTATCAACGCTATGGTCTCCACATGCAACGAGCGGGGTGGATTGATGTCTTTTACATTGTCGGTAGTCGGAAACACGTCATCGCCACTTTTTGCACTATCGGTAGGCGGGAACATATCAATGTATTTTGATGTTTTTACAATTTCGAATTCATCAACCACATTTTATTCAGTAAAAAGTTTTATACATTTTTCAATCAAACTGGTTAAGGAATTCCTGATCCTTTCTCTTATACTTCTTGTCGAATTCTCTTGTATAATCAGTTATTACAAGTTCATCTGCATCAATATTTATCCTATCTCCTCCGTTTGCTTTAAAATAACCAAATATATCTAACTCATCAACTGAAGAAATAATATCACTATTTTCTCTTCTAAATTCCAAGTATTTTATGAATTCTTTAAAATCCACACACTCCTGCGTTATAATATCTAGGTCATATATGTTGACCACATACGGGACAATAGGGATGGTCTTATCCAATTCAATATATTCATGTATCTTAGATGGAATAACACCTAAGTTTTCTGCTGTGACACAAATGATGTGTTTTTTCTCTGTATTATCTAATTTTATTTCGTTCACTTTTCCATTTATAGTTTTATAAAAGCATTTTCCTTGAGCTATGTATTTTATGGATCGCACTGCTTGTTCATATGCAATTCCTATAGCTTTATAAATATCGCTTTGAATACTTTCTGTAACTCCTTTTAGAGTATTTAAAGTCAGTATTTTACTCTTGCATTCGCAAAATATAGTTGTATTTTCATACTGAATAGTGACATCTGCTTCTCCATCTTCATTTTTGTATTCTAAAGAATTATAGATGTACCTTTTGTCAATTAAACGTTGTAAGTATTTTACTGTTAAATTTTCAACAACATCTCCTCTATTTTTCGTATATCTACCAACTATATGTTTGCTAAATTTTTTTTCTGCTATAAAAGTATAATGAAATAACTTAGGAAGGTTCATTAATGTGGATTCTAATAATGGCAAATATACATAATCTCCAAAATCAACTAATGGTTTTGATGTTAAAACCTTAAATTCTGATACTTCTGTAGGCTTTAATTTTGATTCTCCTGGACTAACACTCAAATACTTTATTATAGAATCAACTTCATATTTGTTGAATTTATTATACAAGTCTTCTTTATATACCCTAAAAATATAACCTTCTTTAATACTTGGCAACATTAATACTGTCTTTCCACGTAATAATTGATAGAAGGTTTTAATTATATTAGTAATTTTATTTTTCTTACGGTGTGCTTCTAAAGCTTTCTTAACATAAAGTTTAAAAATAAAAACAAATAATTCTTCGCAACAAGTAAAAGTAAATCCTAAATTTTTCTTTAATTCTTTATCAAAGGGACTATATAGCATTTCCGACATTGAGAACAACTGATATATATACCCATCACCTCGAAATGCCATACTTTTTAATTTCATATGCTCAGACTTTAAAAATTCATTCTTTTTTTCATCCGTTGCCTCTACAAGTGCCAAAGCTTCCTTAAAAAGATTTGAGATATCTTCGTTATAAATCTCCTTTGCAAACTCTTGTAATCGCAAGAAATCATTCCATGTAAAATTGTTTTTAGAATCCGATATATTATAACGAATCACATTCGATGCTAAATATTCTGCTGCCGGAATCCTTTCATCTATCAGCTGGCCATAACTAGACATCTGCATCTCTAAAATACCTGATAAAATATCTTCTGTATTATATTTTTTTAGAAATTCCTCTAATTCTACATTTCTTAACCCCATACATACCCCTCTACCTTTTGATTAATTGCACTGCTTCGATTTTTTTCTTTTCTAAGTTGCCAGACATAAGAAAATCATCAAAAGTATCGCCCATTAAATTTGATAAGAGCGCCTCTCTGCTTCATCAATCAAATCTTTTCTACTAATTGCATATGTTAATTTCTATACATATGGATTTATAAGAAGTTTCTTTGTTCCTTTTTTGTTTTCCTCATCAATTATTAAATCACATGTCAATTTATCTATATCACCAAAATCCATATCTGCTTTAAACCCTTTATCTGGTTCTAACCAACGGTTCATCATTAATCTATCAAACGTTGCTTCACAACTTCTTCTAGGACATCTTCCTATTGTGGTAGTGAAAAAGCTGGAATGATATGAGTAATGATGCGTATGAATAAAATCACCCCAAGATTCAATAACTTCATCTTCTTCACGTAAATCAACTATTTCTATTTCTTCAAAATTTCTATCTTCTACTGCACCCCATGCTTTTTTCATCATTTCTATAGCTGCTACATCACTCTTTGGTGCACTATATCCAAAAATAGTGACCATATATGCTACCTCTAACGCATTATTTAATGATTTCCATGACTTTGATATAGCTGTATCACTGGAATAATTCTTATTCTTTATTGGGAATAAGAGTTTTGTTGGAGCGAGGGGTTTACCGCATCTACATGTCATTCCTACATTGCCCATGACATTATCCTCTAGACAATATCCAACTGCAACATTTCCATGTAAAAAAGCTAACTGTGGCAAATTGGTAGTATAAGTCATCGCACGGGCATAAGCCTGCACTAATAGTGGATCCCAATTAAAGGTTGCAATTAAATCCTTTGAAGTTAGTCCCATAATCAAATAATCGTACACCGTAGGATTATCAGGTAACTTAAAGTTTAACATGTATTCACGGATGACTTCCTCCAACTTTTGCTTAGCATCCATGCAAATAGGTTCTGCTTTACTGCGTTCATCAAGTTCCATATAAATGTCTTCTAAATTATCAGAAGAAGTATGTAGCGTTATTTTTTCTAGTATATCTGTCAATCCGAGCTTTTTAATGAAACCATTCATTGCAGATATTTTCCTACCATTCTTGTCACCATTTGGGATAGCCGCACAACTCGCACCTGCGCCCAGTAAAACAACATGCAGTCTGCTTTTCATGTAATATTCATAATCATATAAATCCCTTGTCGTTGGATAATCGTCCTTCATTCTCCATTTCACCTCCATAAAGTTAAATTTCTATTATGTAATATTTTCGACCATCAATTAAGTCCTGCCAGATAAAATCATGTCTGCTTGTTAATGCAATGCTATCTTTGTTCTTTCCTACACCTGTTGGCTTAAAAATGCAACCGTAAACAGAATATTCTTCTCTAAAAAACTTATATATACCTTCATTGTTGCGCCCTTCATAAAAAGGTCTATCCGAAACAAGAGCAACAGCAGCTGTTCTAGTAAATCCTCGGTTCTTAAGCTCCTCCATAAATTTAATATCCTTCACGAATGAATACATCTGTTCTGGATACTGGCCATTTAATGGGCACTTAAGTTCAATTGCATACTTCTCCGATTTATCTTCATTAAATATAGTGATATCTATTTCTTTTTTTATAGTTTTATTGTCTGGTGTGAAGTATGATACATTTCTTTCAAATTGAATACGATAATCCGGAAGCTTTTCACGTAGGAATATCTCCAGCTCATGCTGGAGGCTAAACTCATTATAAATTTCAATACTCTTAGACTGCACAAACAAGAAAAAGTCATCTACTAATTGCCTTAAATTAAGCAAAGCATCCACCCCATCCACCCTTATATAATTTAAAATTCTTTATTACTTTTCATAATAGTTTTACTATATCCTCAAACCTTCTGATACCTCTGTTGATTAGATGAAGTCTTTTCAATAGCCTTTATATTACCTTCCATTTTATTTACGTAGTTTAAAAATAAAGTCCCAAGCAGAAGTCGATCCTTTCTGGGAATTCTATTCCATACATAACCCTTGAACAGGTCTTTAACAAGAAAGACTTCACCTTCATTCAAGTTTTCAGTTTCCTTAATAGCTTCTTCTAGTAACTCATTAACATCACCCATGTTGTCATCTCCTTATCAATAACAATATCAACAACATTGTTAATAAGATTATATGCCTTTTACCAATTCCAGTCAATGAAAGAAAACCACCAATCAAGAGAATAAATATATCTCCTGAATGGTGGTCATTCATGTAGGTTATGTTTATACATCTACTTCTACACCAGATTTAAATTCAATAGTTAGTTTATCATCATAGACCGTTATTTTCTCTATAAGTCTCCTTACTAGTTGCTCATCATACTCCTCAAGGAGGGTGGATTGTTCATTTAGGAACTTTTCCATATCTTCTAGTCTTTGCTTGGAACCTTTTTTGCCTGCTTCTTCTGCTAAAGCCTTATGCCTTTCTTCTCTGAGCCTATAAATCTCATCGGCAATCTCGTTATAATTCTCTTTGGAATTGGCCAGTCTCAAAAGGTCTTTTTGTAATTCCTCTAGCTTTTTATCTATCTCGGAAACAATATTATTGTCCGTTTCACTTATCACTGTTTCTATATTTTCCTTTAAGATAGTTAAAAAGCCATCCTTTTGCCCTATTAGTTTATTAATTGCCTCCACCGTAGCAAGGCCTATCATATCCTCCAGCACAGTTCGGGAATGACAAGTTAACCCTGTATTCTCAAGTCTACTGACGCATCTCCAAACAATCGATTTTTTACCTCGGTTATTCCAATGAACTCTACGGTATATTTCGCCACACTCACCACAGAAGATAATTTGCGAAAATACATGATTTGAACTAAAGTTTCTTTTCTTTCCACTAGTACTTATATGTCCTCTACTTCTACGAACTAACTCTTCTTGTACCTGCATGAAAATTTCACGCGGGATAATGGCTTCATGGGAGTGTTCGCCTTATGGTAGTAGTTTTAGGGCAAAAATTTAGCGGCTCCGTCTTCTCCGACAGAACCGCTATTCCTTGATTTCCTCACTTACATCGCCTATGAAGTTGTAGATGATTCGCACCTTTTGCCTTTTCACTCCATCGACCTTTTCGGATTGGCTGACGATGACCTTTTCAATCAGCGTCGCCGCTATCTCTGTGGTCAAAACCTCAATGTCCGTAAACTGCCGAACCAGTTTGATGAAGCGTTCCGCGCCGTCGGTCTTTTCCTTGTCCTCAGCAATCGCCATTCGAAGTGTATCGCATCGGCTACGAAGCCCACTCTGTTCTTCCTCAAAACCCGAGAGCATTTTTGCGAACCGCTCCGCACTTAACTCGCCGACAACCTTGTCCTCGTAAAGGCGGTTTATAATGCGGTCAATCTCGTCCAAACGGTTCTGGGCTTCGGAAAGTTCCTTTTCGTTCTTGCGGATGGTGTCCTCGCCACTTCGACGGGTCTTGCGCTCCACCATTTTCACAAACTCATCTTCGTGTGCCTTGGCGAAAGCCGTGACCTTGCGAAGTTGAGCAAGCACCACCGAGTCCAAGTCGTCTCGGCGAATGTAGTGGCTGGAGCAAAGTTTGTAGTGTAGATGGTATCCGCACATATAACAACCGCCGTGGGATTTAAGTCTTGGCGTGGGCTTGAAGTACAGCTTGTTTCCACACGAGTCGCAATAAATGAGACCATTGAGCGGGCTTTTGTCGTGAACCTTGACCTTCTTGTGCCGGCCACTTTCGCGTATACGGTGGGCAGTCTGCCAAGTTTCTTCATCGATGATGGCTTCTTGCGTGTCCCTCGTTATAATCCATTCGCTTTCGGGGAGTTGGACGCTCTTCTTATTCTTGTAGGACACCTTTTCTCTGCGGTAGCTGACGGTGTGCCCTGCGTACTCGTAGCGGTCAATAATCATAATGATTGAACCCAAGTGCCACAGTTCGGGCAACTCCTCTAAGTTGAGCCGCCGGCCATATTTGTATAGACCAAACTTCGTCATGTGCTTGGCGGGTGTGTCAATACCTCGTCGGCTGAGTTCTTCGGCGATTTGCTTGAAGTTTTGGCCGCTGATGTAGAGCCTGTAAATCTCCCGAATCACCTCGGCAGCTTCTTCATCGACCACCCATAACTTTGGGTTTTCCTCCGACCTCTTGTAGCCATATGGGATACTTCCCGTGAGGTGTTCGCCTTTTTCTGCCCGTGCTTTCATACCCGCCTTGACCTTCTTCGAAATATCACGGCAGTACCATTCATTTATGATATTTCGGAATGGCGTGAAGTCGTTGTCAACGTTGTTTGAGCTGTCCACGTTGTCGTAGATGGCGATGAATCTTACTCCAGCCTGTGGAAAAGTCATCTCGGTGTAAAGACCGACATTCAAATAGTCCCTGCCGAACCTCGACATATCCTTGCAGATAATTGTGCCGACAAGATTGTCTTCAACATCGGCGAGCATCTCTTGAAAACCCGGTCGATTGAAGTTCGCCCCTGACCAGCCGTCGTCGATATAGAGTTTCGTGTTTATAAAACCGTGGTCGGCGGCGTATTTGGTCAGAATTGTTTTCTGGTTGCTGATACTGTTTGACTCTGCGTCCCCACCATCATCGCGGGAAAGCCTACAGTATAGTGCGGTAATTTTGCTCTGGTCACTTTGTTTCCTCTTCATTAGGAATCCTCCCTGTTCTCGTTTGGTAGTGACCATGTTCGCTCTTTTCCCCGCACATAGCAAGTTGTTTATCGCCATCTTCTGATAACTTTTTGATAACTCTGCGGCTATCGAAAGCATGGGCTTTTATCAGCTTTTTCAGTTTCTGCTCAACCGTCTCAGTGGCGGTCTGGCTGAACTCTTCTGTTACGATGAACAGCGTGTTGCCGACTTTCAATTCGGTTGTGTTTTTCATATAGCAAGTCCTCCGTTCCGAGGGGGGGCTTATTGCCGTCCTCACCTCGTACTGGACAGGCAGAGCAGAAAATCCGTAGTAAATGACAAAAAAATTAAGCCCACCGTAGAAATAATCCTCGGTGGGCTTAAAACGGTTGTGGGCTTATTAGAACCTTATTCGCCATATTTAATGAAAGCATCAGTAAACCCTGATGCCTTTATCTTGGCGAGCATAGCATCGGCGTTTGCTTTGACCGAGTACGCACCGACCTGAACACGGTACAGCTTCTTCTCGGTTGGGGCAGGCGTTTCACTTACCGTGAGCAGCCTTTTGACTTCGTTGCGGAAAGAATCCATGGATTTCCCAAACTTCGGGAACCAGTGGCCGGGGTCGGCATGGTTGCTGGCGATACCGCGTCTATGCCCCTCGAAATGACCGATGATAACGCCGTCCGCCATCGGATCGAGCTTGTACTCCTTGCAGAGATAGGCGCACAGTTCAGCAGCTTCCTTGTAAACGGCATTAAAATACGAGACATCGGTCAGACCGTCCTCGCAAATCTCAAATGAAATATGCGTATCGTTGCCGCTACCCTTGGAGCCGCTGCCGCAGTGCCATCCACGATGATTCCACGGCAGGGTCTGATATGTGGCAATGAAGCCGTTGGCCAGTTTGCCGATGAAAGCATGGACGCAGACCTGACGACCGCCGGGCTTATCCTGATTCCAGTGGTTATTGTATTGGTTCTTCCCGAGCAAACCGTCATCGGGACCGACGTAGCGTTTTAGGTTGGGATTGTTTGCGCCAGTGGAATGTATCATGATGCCCTTCGGCGTTATGGTTCTGCCTGCCTTGAAACAGGCGTTGTTTGTAAGTATCAACTTCCGTAAATTCATTAAAATCTCCTCACAATTTATAAATTTGGAACAGCAGGTTCGGAAGGATACAGGTGGTAAGAAAACTTCAAATCACAGTAAGCGGTTGAAGATGTACCATCGCTTCCCATACAGACATACAGCCCATAACCGGCAGGGACTCTGGCTTGGCGCATTTGAATGTGAATGTGTAGAGATTCAGCTGATGTATTCGAGCCGATAGGCGTACTCCGTGAAATTCTGGTAAAGGTCTCCTCATCAGCGGAGATATAGAAGTCCAGTTCTTTCTCACTTGTATCTGATTGTCGGCAGAGAGTTATCAAATGGCAGTCATAAGTCGCGGGGTAAAGAAGTCCCGCTTGTCCGCCTATGACTGTGCTATCGATAGGCAATATAGTATGAAGGGGTCCGCGGACACTGTTTACTCCGCCTGACCCTAAAACATTACCCGACAAGATATATCTCAGGTAGCTTACCCTTGTAAATGAATTGATTGCTGCTGTTGCGGTGGTTGTGAGAGTAATCGCAGATATCGCATTTTCTTCTCTTTCCAGCACGAACAGGCTCTCACTTGCATCAATGGTGGTACTACCGATGGAGAACCTTTGACTCGTCCAATAGGCTGTGCAAATAGGATTTGGATCTGTTCCTGCCCCGTAGGCAATGTTCGTTTCATCATCAACGCCCCTTATGGCTTTAGCAAGGATTTTGACTGTATTGCGCAGTGTGTCTTGAATCAGCACCTGCACATTGTTTGCAGTAGGGCTGCCAAGCGCAGTGACGAACGTATAGAGCACGCCGCCCAGCACCACATTGTTACCCGCTGATATGTTTGTGAATGTGATGGAAGCTCTTCGGCTTATCATATCTGGTGCGGTAGCGGTTTCAATCGGATGCAGATGGTTGAGGAGAATTCCAGTCCTCATATACATATTGTCGCGTGAATCTTCGACCAAATCGTGGGTAGTGTTTAACAGGTTATAAGTGAGATTTAGCAGATTATTTAGCTCTTCAATATCCAGTTCAGCCAAAGCAGAAAGCACTTGATTCAACCATTCTTGTGCGGGCGGCTCCGGCGGCGTGACAATGCCATCCACAAGAGCCTCTTCAACAATGGTAAGAACCTTTACACTTTTTCCAATCACATCACCAAACACGACCCTTATTTCTAATTGCCCTACACCGACGATTTCCGTATCCGTCGCACTGGGCGACCATGTCAGAACGCTGTCGGCATAACTTGTAACCACAGGATAGGCAGTTCCATCGGGTCTTTTACATATGGCTCGCAGTGAAGCACTGGGATAATCGTCCCCCAGTAAACTGGAAACATCAAATTCGATATTGCGGAAATGATGCTCGCCACGCCGCCCGATGTGTACGGTTGATGCTTTCGTCAAATCAATCATTTTCCGTCACCATCTTCCCGTCCATGAAGCTGCTTAAGAACTTCTTTTAGCCTTTCGGGGATAGGCAGCCCAATATGTGCGGCATTCTCTAAGATGGATACACCTTCATTACTTAAGTAGAAGAAGATGACTGCCGTGCGAAGGGCGCCTCCGCTGTCTCCTGTGCTTCCCAATATCTGCGTATCAAGGATATGGGCGACACCTACCAGCACAAAGATGAGCACCTTTTTAAAGATACCTTTAGCGCCGATTTCGCTGGATAGCTTTTTATCCACGATGGCACAGAGCACACCGGTCACATAATCTATAGCGACAAATGCGATGAGGGCATAAAGAAACCCATCCAATCCGCCGAGAAACCATCCGAGAAAAGCACCGATAGCGGCAAAAGCCAGCTGTATCCAATTCCAAATCTCTTTCATTAAAAAACACCTCCGTTTTATGAATTTGTGTATAGAAAAGCACCCGCGCATAATACGAGAGTGCCACGATTGAATTATGTCTAAAGTTCCAAGACCAGGTCTTGAATCTGCTGTATCACATCCGCTCTTGGTCGTCCCGTTCCGATGGACAGCCATGTTACGGGCGAGATATCAAAGGTCGGCGAGGAATCAAAATTGTTGACCATTGTGATAACCTGCTCGATGGCTTTTCTAAGCTCCGTAATATGGAACGGCCAGTTTTTAACTGTGGTCTTTCCTGCAACAATCTCCTCGCTCCAAGACACCGGTGGCAGAGTGTAATAGCCTCGCACTATGTTTACAGCCGTTCGGAGCGTCAGGATATGACTTGCCTTCACATGGGTTTCATTTGCAGTGATAGTCTCAAATGGTGGTTGCAGCACCGTAAAAATGCGCACAACCTCCGGACTTGCCGATTCAATATCGCTATCAAGGCAGCGAACGGTTACAGTATGGCTCCCGGCAGTCAGTGTTGCTGCTTGATAAACCGTTTTTACACCATTACCAAGGTAGCCACTTACGGAAAACATCGCAGGATTGTCTACGCTGTTAAACCACGCACCTGAATCTATTTTTACTTCCACAATCTGTGTCTGCCCATCCGGTTCAATGCCCGTTGTTATCATGAAACGCGATGTGGTATTGTAGCCTGAACTGCCGGATACCGGGCAGACAATTATCGGGGCAGATGGCGGGCTGTTTTTCTTTACTGTGCCGCTGACAACATAAGCAGAAACCGCGTCTAATATATCGGTTACGCTGATTCGGTAGCGGGTATACATCCCGGCAATCTGAGAAGCGTTCGCTGTATATGTCCCAGAAGTGGCGCTTGAAACGACGATTGTGAGCGCCTCATACGCCGACCAGTTAACCCCATCCGTTGAAGTTGAACGTTGAATGACGTATTGCTTGATAGCGCTGGTTCCGGGTATCGTTCCACCCCATGTAAGGGTTACAGTGGCTGATTCGTAAATGGCAGGAGCGGCGGTAAAGGAAATCGGCGGCGTAGGTAGTGTGTTTCTGCGGACAGTGTTGCTGGAAACAGTCCAGTCGGAGTAGAAACTCTCCCCGGCGGCACCTCGTGTTCTTACTCGGAAACGGCGGTAATTCCCGCGTGTAGCCGATGGGCTAACGCCAAAAATACTGCTTGTTGCAGAAGTGGTCACAATGGTCAGTGCTGCCCATGCACCCCATGTGCTGTTGTCGGTCGAGTCGCTATATTGTATCTCGTAGGATGTGATGGCATTACCCGCACCATCGGATGCACCGCTCCATGAGAGCGCGATGTTTCCTTCAGCTAAAGTTACACTTACCGAGCAAGCGGTCGGCGCTCCACAAGCTGTGATGTCACAGAAAATACTGTTGCTGATCTTCTCGACAGAGTAGACATCAAAGGTATCGATTGTCCAGATGCCAAACTGGGTATATGTCCCCGGAACTCTTGATACATTTGGGTTATAGCTACCGCTGCTGGCTGACAAGGTCAAGGCGGTCAGCACGTTCCATGTACTCCATGTGATGTTATCCGTGGATGTGCGCCTGGCAATCTGGTAGCCCTTGACCGGGCTGGTGCCGCCAGACGCCCCGCTCCAAGTCAATGTAATGATCTCATCGCTATATGCTGCGGGGAATGCAACGGCTGTTGTGGGTGCCTTTGGTGCTGTATTTCTACGGACGGAGTTTGTCGATACTTTCCATCCGGAGTAATAGCTTGCTCCTGCTGTGCCGCGTGTCCGCACCTGATATCTTCGGTAATTTCCTCTGGTGGACGACGGCGAGGTGACCACGCTCCCGCTTGTGGCCGTTGTTGAAACAATAGTCAGAGGATTCCACAATCCCCATGTAAAGTTGTCACTGGAATCGCTGTACAAAATCTCATAGCTGGAAATCGTATTATTGATGCCGCCGGATGCCCCGCTCCACGAAAGAGTAACATCACCTTCGGCGAGTACGGGACTGACCGAACAAGAGGTTGGTGCTCCGCAGGCTGTTGTCAGGAGCGGTGAGCTTAACACCGTATAGCTTGAATTGTCGATAACGCCGGAGGTAAGGGTTAGCCTCCCGTCCGACACCACTCGAAAGCGCACACCTTGCGTAGTGTTGCCCGTAGTGGAAGGACAAGTCACCGAAACATATCTAAGCCTTGGCGTGGTTCCATCCCAGTTATCGCCGTCTACCGTCTTGATGCGCACCTGCGAGGATGCGCCGTTTACCGTCATGGTGCAAAGCAGAGCATAGCCGTTATGGATAAAAGAGCCGGATGAACCTAATGCAGCGGATATGGTGAAGTTGTATGTCATCTGGCTGTTGTTCGGGCGGCTCTTGGTATAGGTGATAGTGTAAAAAACAGACGGGCTTGTGCCTGCTTGCAGAGTTATGCCGTGAATATCCGCCATTGTCGTTCACCCCCCTTATTCATAGACCGCTGACACAAGCGAATTGACCAATCCGCAAAGGCTGGTATTCAGCCGGGTATCCAAGATGTTATTTGTAACTATTGATGTGGCCGCCGTCGGTACAAGCACATCGGCGAGGCAAAGCTCATATACATCGCTGGTTCTTGTCAGTGCCGGAGCCACAGGCGTTGCGGCAGGAGTTCCGTCAACAACGGCAATCTGAATACTTCGACTGATCTGGCTCAATCGGACAACAATCCGGTCAATGCGGGGATTGCTTCCGTTTGCCGTGGTGAGCGGCATGTTTAAGACATCGGTGTTCTCGTACCGATATCCGTTAATCCACGCGCTTCCCTCTGCCACAATCACAGCCAAACCGATCGATGGTGACACTTGAAGATTTGTTGCTGTCATATAAAAAACACCGTTGGAGACGAGGCTTCCGAAATATGCCGCAAAATCGGCAGCATCGTAAATCCTATCCCCATCGGATGAGTTGAAAAATCCGCTTTTCTCCATATCTATTTCCTCCCATTAAGCCCTTGCGTAAGAGCAAGATATCATATAAAAACCCACGGGCAGCGTGGATGCGGCGGCGTTCGCCACCACGCCACTTGCGTTGATCGTAATCGGCATACTTGTACCGCTGCCACCCACCGAAGTCGCCACAGCGCGTACCGTCGAGTAAGGGTAAAAGTTCGCGTTTGTTATTGTTAGAATCGTACCGCCGGAAGCAACTCCCGAAGCACCCACGTTGATCTGCATTCCGATTGAAACGACGCCTTTATTCACAAAGGACATATTTGAACCCATCGTGACACCGCTTCCAAGCGAGTAGGTAACTGCAGTATCGGCTTCTTGGGCGACTTTCGCGGTAGTCACAGCACCGTTCGCAATCCTTGTTCCGGACACCGGCGCGTTATAGACATTGTTAATGCTGGCCGCGAAGGTGCTTCCCCGAACAGCAGCGGCTATGTCCGTGAGCGCACCGAGCGGGAAGCTCAGCCAGTTCGCCTGACCGGATGGGTTATTGAATACGAAAACAGAAATTACATAAAACGTCATAGTGTTGCGCGATATAAAGAAGCCCATGGCCCGTTGAAATCCATTTCCCGTGTTATCTCCATTGTGCTTTATTAGAAAGACATGTCCGTCTTCACTTGGCTGGTCACTGAACTTGTTACCGTTGTACGAGGTGAAGTATAAGGCATCTCCCGGCACCATGTTGTGCAAGGCATATTGACCGACCGATATGGTACCCGCGCCTACGAATATCTCAAGCGCAGGCAGTTTCCCAAACAGGTTGTTGATGGTATCCGCGACATTGTCACCCTGAATATCCGGGGCTACATCAGTCAAGTCACCTAAGGTTTCCTCAACGTCACCCAGCGTTCCTTCTACGATACCCAAGGCTTCTGCGACTTCGGATATGCCGGTCGGAGCCGACAGCGCTGTTTTGACCTCGCTCATGTCAGAGCGGATTTTCTGTGCTATTGTTAGCTCGGTTTTTCCGAACACGACGCTGATACTCAGTCCGTTCGCATCATAGGTTTCTTCAACCTCGGTAATGCGTGTCGTCATGGACACGCCCCATGCCTTGGAGATGACTTGAACTCTCTGCCCAAGGTCAAAGTCAATCTTGTATGTCAGGTTACCGTGTGGATTGACTGAGGTATCGAACGAATAGCGGATTGCCTGTTCGCTCAGTTTGCTTTGTCCCCGGAAAATCAGCGCGTCGGTGTAACCTGTACCAAAGTCCGCCTCCTGCAGGTCTTTGGCATCCACAAAGATTTCCCGCCGTGTCTCCCCGGAACCGCTTGTGATGGCAGCAAAGGTGCGTCCCGTGCCTTCGCCCTCGCCGCCGATGAGTGCGGTGTTGGCATAATCCGCTGCGCTCTCGGTATAGCTCTGTTCAGTCAGATTCTCGTACTCCTTGGAGAACACCGCCTGCGAATCATCACCCCTATACAGCGTCACGGTAAAAATACCCGTTGCTGGGTCGAATACGGTCTTAATACCAATATCCGAAGCAGCGCATAGTCCCGTCACTGCATCCATTAGGTTTCGGTAGGATATCTGGGTATTAACGGGTGCACCCAGATTTGGGGATAAAAAGGCGATGCCGTCGATTTTACGCGCCGTATCGGCTGGAGTGAGAAAGTTATTATTTAAAAGCTGCTCCACACAGACAGAAAGATCGCCGGACAGCTTCTCCGTATCCCACACAATACGGCGGGAGAGGAAGGAGGTAGCAAAGCGGCCGCTCGCCGTGATGATTTCCTGCTCGCTCTGAGTCATTTCCAGATGCTCAATAATCCCTGCTTCCTCGTCATCGTTCTTCCAGATGAAGTTTCCCTCTTGCAGGAGCGCAGTGTTTTCCGGTGTGCCTATGGCTTTTAATTCAAAAGAGCCGCACTGGGAATAACGCCGCGTCCAACGCAGATATTCGAAGGACTCTACGATGCCCGCAAGCTCCCGGTTTGAATTGTAGATAAATAGTTCCATAGTCATACCCCCAAAAACTGCGGACGGTAATAAATGCTGACCTCCAGCAGTTCCATATTGACCGAAGCATCGTAGCGCAAAGTGTTAATGCCTGCAGCAAGCTGGAAAAACACCGAGTCGGTGTCCAGCAGGGAGAAAGCATTTGTTACCACAGAGCCGTTAATGCTGACTACTCGCTTACCAGCGAAATGAGTATATACCCGAAGTTCATCCCCGGCGCTCATTGTCGTGAGGAGACGGATGTACTCACCGGTGTCAATATTTAAGAGTTCCGGATTCGTAACCGTTCCCAGTGCCTGAAACACGATCTCACAGCCGCAGGAAACATCGCCGATGTTGTCCACCGTGATGATTTGGCTGGGCTGGCGCATTCCAAACTCCATGCCAGTTTCAGGTATTTCCAGTTCAAACTCGAATAAGGGTATCCAAGATGCCAGTTCCTCACGCACTTCATCAAGCGTCTCGAAGAAGGGAGAGGGGCAAAGTAGACTGACAAAAAAGTTAGGAATCCGCTGCCTGCTGGAAACAGAAAAACCCGCTTCCTCTACAACACAGGCAATTTGCCGCTCACGGTAGACAAGCGTTCCATTCAGCTTAGGGCTGAATATCTGAAGGAAACGCTGTCTCCGTGTATAGGCTTCGTCAGGTGTATTTGCTAAGACCGTGCCCTCCAGTATGATATTGCGCATATCCAGCGTGGAGGATATATAAAAAGCACCGTCTTGATCCGGTGCCTTGAAGGTGTTAACGGTCTGACGTATGTTGCCTGTGCCGTCTATCTTTTTAAGAAAATATGGACGGCTTTGTTTGAGCGTAATGCTCCTGCCATCCGCATTAATATATGTTAGTTCCACAGCCAGACCTCCTTTAATATTCAAGTGCCAGCTTGCGGGACAGGTTTTTAAACTCCCGCGCCAGTTCTTTTTCAGACAGAGCTTTTGGTGTCACCACGGAGAGATTTTGCGTGATGCTTGTGCCGGGAGTACTGCCTTGCCCGGATAAACCGCTGTAATTCAAATCGAAGTTTGTGGGTACCGCGTTTTGCATATCCCTTGAAACTGCTGCCATAGCGTCCTCAAAGCCCACGCCGATACCTTCGCCCATATTTTGGCCAATTCCAGCAAACAGAGCAGAGGGGGATTTAATACCGAAGAAGTTCTTAATCTTCGATACCACATTGCCAAAAAATCCTGAAATCTTATTCCATAACCATGCACCTGCGTCCGAGATACCTTGCCACAACCCCTTGATGAGGTTGCCGCCGACCTGCGCCATCTGTCCGATGTAGCCGGTGAATGCCTTGACCAGTCCTGAGATGATTTGCGGAACTGCCTTAACAACCTCCACGATTATCCTTGGCAGGTTTGCAATCAAAGCCACCAGCAATTGGACACCCGCAAGGATGATCTTGTCAATGTTCCCGACAATGGCATTCACCAGCGAGGTGACGATTTTCGGGATGGCGGCTACAACAGTAGTAATAATCTGCGGTAGAGCCTGAATCAGGGATATCAAAAGCCGGATGCCCGCGTCAATAATCAAGGGAATCGACCCAATGACAGCATTTATTATACTGTCGATGATTTGCGGAATGGCTTCCACAACTGCCGTAATGATGGTAGGCAATGCTGTCACCAGTGAGGTCAGCAATTGAATACCCGCATCAATGATCTGTGGAATGGATTTAATCAGGAACCCCACCAGTGCTTTGATGATGGCGGGCAAGGCAGAAACAAGCTGAGGTATTGCATCAACCAATCCCTGTGCTAATCCTATAATCAACTGCAAAGCCGCATCTAGCAGCATTGGCAGGTTCTCGATCAAACCTTGGACAATCTTTGTGACAGCCGAAACCGCCGCGGGTACGAGTTGAGGTAAAGCTATGCCAATACCCTCCACAAGTGCTGTGACCAGTTCTATTGCCGCATTGATGAGCAATGGAAGATTATCAATCAAAGCCCCGACAATTGTCATTAGAGCACTAACCGCCGCAGGGATAAGTTCAGGTAAGAGGTTCAAAATCGTTTCCAATACCTGTGTGAATATACTTGTGATCGTTTCCAGAAGCATCGGTAGCAAGTCGGCAACCGCCTGCAGGATTGCTCCTGTTGCGGTCGGCAATGCTGCCACGATATTTTCTAAAACTGGTACAATGTTTTCAACCACTGCCTGAAAAGCGTCCACAAGATTCTCAGTTAAATTTGTCATATCGGCATTGGCATTGCCCAGCCCCGCCGTAAACGAGCCAAGTGCGGCCTGTAATAATCCAATGGAACCGGTGATGGTTTGCGTTGATTCACGCGCAAAGTTGCCAGCGTACTGCTCGGTGTTCTCAAAAAACATCTGCATGGCGATTTCGGCTTTTTCAGCTTGTGTTGCGGTATTCCAAGTGAAATCCAGACCTTTTGCGAGGGCGTAGGCTTGGATGTTCGTGGCGTTCATAGCAACACCGAGGTTATCCATCATTGTAAAGTTGCCCTTTGCAGCACCTGTGACAGCATCCATCGCCATAGACATATCAATACCCATGACAGATGCCATGTCCGCAGCACGTTGCATGGCTTTTTCGGTTAGTTCAAGGCTTTTCTGTTGCTGTATACCGGAGCCTTGGAACAATGCACCCATTTTATTGGCTGTAGAAAGATACTCACTTTGCGAGACGCCGAGGTTTTTATATGCTTCCTCACCGGTTTTCTGAATCGACGCAGCGTATGCACCGAAAACCGCCTCTGAGCCGCCGAGGTTTTGTTCCAACTCACCGAACTGCTGCACGACCTCTTTGCCCAGCTTGATTGCAGCAGCTCCGGCTGCAACGGCGACAGCGCCCATCGCAACACCGATCCCTTTAAGTACGCCGCCAAGTTTCTCAAACCTGCCACTGGCCTCATCTGCACTTTTGCCCGAATCGTCCAATTCATCGCCGAGATTATCCGCTTCGATTGTGGACTGCTCAAGTTCACGCTCCATGCCGTTGAGTTCTGCTTGAGCCTTGTTCAGCTGAATCTGCCAGTTCTGAGTTCGGCGGTCGTTTTCGCCGAAGGATTCCGAGGCATTCTGCAGGGCGGCACGCAGGGTTTCAATCTTGCTCTTCTGGGCATCGATTTCTTTATTCAGCGTAGCGTTACGGGCGGTGACCGCTTGCACGGATTTATCGTTTTTATCAAACTGGCTGGTGACAAGCGTCATTTCACTGCCCAGCACCTTAAAAGACTGGTTGATGTCGCGAAGGGCATTCTTAAACTCGCGTTCACCCTCAATGCCGATTTTTAAGCCAAAATTGTCCGCCATCTGTGCTCACCCCCTTAAATGCCCGGTGGAATGATATCATCAATCGTCCGGGTTTTCCTTGGCTTTTCAATCCCATGCCATTGCTTATGACAAGCCCATAAATCAAAAAACAGTCCAATGGGCATGAGCCAAAATTCCTCCGCATCCATACCCATTTGAACTGTCCCATAATAAAGAAGCCGGGTAAAGACCTCAGCGTCCGTTACCCGACTTCCACGTTTTTTGAGGAGGATTCGTCCTCACTTTCCACGTCTCGCTTTGTGCCTTTGAACATCGCTTCGGTAATTGCGTTTTTATATGCTGCCAAGTCAAGCGGTGAAGTGAGAAGTTCCACTTCATCCTCGGTAAGCAAATCCTCAGGCGCGTTCTTATTCTTAAGGTTGCGAATCAAGATGGACTGATTTGCCAGCAACGTGATCAGCCAAACGATCTCGTCCAGTGCCATCTCGAAGTTCTCAGATTTCATCAGTTTTTCGCCCAAGTTCTCCAAACCACCGTAACGGCGGGCGACTTCCTTTGTTGCGCGTGTGGTGAGTATCAGTTCAAACTCAGTGCCGCCAATATTGATGACGGCGCTTCTCTCATTATCCATTCTACATCCTCCTAAGGTTCCGGCGTGTAGACCGGCTCGTAAACTTCAGTAAACCAACCAGTTATAGTACCGGATGAGACACCTGCATCACCTTCAGTGACCTCCGCTTTCCAGGGGTGTTTGCCCATACCGTCCAGTTTATTCCTACGCATAACCGTTCCTTCGATGGTGGGAGTAGAGAAGGTGATGGAATCCGCCTTTGTCTGCAGGTTCGTTGCGGGCAGACCGAATTTCACGCGATAGAGCCAGAAATAGCGGTATGTGCCGTTAGCCTTTTGCGCTCTGAAGCCTACAGCAACTGGGGTACCCACGTTTTCGCTTGCAGAGATCAGCACGCCGTTGTCATCGGTGGATGCGCCGGTTAGATCTGCAGCGACTGTCGGGCCGATGTCGTCCATGCCGAGGGTTAGTGTACCGCTGTTAAAATCTTTCACAACTTCTGCGGCACCGTCGTCAGCGTAAAGTATTGCTTCTACCAGTTCCACCGAGAGTTCGGCGGTAATGGCTTTAGCAAGCACCGAAGGTGTGGCGTAGGTTTCCTCGCCGTTGGAATCTTCGGTTATTTTTGAATAGTACAGTCTGTCAAGACCGATAGTTGCCATGTGTTATTCCTCCAATCTATAATTCTTTGCCACATCTATGGCGTAATGGTGATATCCGGTATCGTCCTCGTGTCCGATGTACCTTCGTTCGGTTACTGTGAAATCCGCATTCAGCAAAGCCGTAGTGATCTGCCTTTTCCGTTGCTGGTAATTGCCTTTTGAGAACAGTGATATCCGCACTTCCTGCACATCAAATCCGGGACGGTTATCAGCATGGACTTCAAATATGTCCGTCAGAGGGATAAAGACCAGATATTCGTCAGGCGGCACGCCGCTGAACACACCAGTTTCGATAGGAATCCCCAGCGGTTCCAAGACTCCGTTCAAATCCAAAAGTAGGCTCATATCTTATTTACCTCCTCGTCCAGCTTTGATTTCATCGCTTCAATGCATGGCTTTCTGCTGGTGGTTCTCGCTGGCTTTAAGAATGGTTTTGCCGGTTGCCCCGATTTTCCGTATTCGATGATATTTGCTATCTTCGCATTGCTGTTCCCGTCACGGCGTGGTTCGGAAAAGCCGACTTTGACATTGTGGTTGCCATCTCTGTCCTGTAGAGCGGGTGAAAGTCCCAATGCCGCCGAAAGCTGCCCGGTGGAACGCGAAGGATACTTTGTATCACGACCAACCGCTGAATTCAGATTGGATTTTACCTTGTCAAGCACAACATCCCCGCCAGCTTTAAGCACACGAGGGACGATTTCATCAGTTTTATCGTTCAGCCGTGAAACCTTCTGGAGAAAGTCCTCCGGCATTTTCATAGTTGCTTTAGCCACTGGGCTTCACCTCCTTGGCGAGTACTTCAATGTACATTCCACGACCTTTGACATCCTCCACCGAGGTGATTTCAAATCTCCCGTCTGCACAAGTGATAAGCATTGTGGTTGTAACAGTGACACCGGGAATAGAGCGGAAACGGAAAAGGTCGGTGGCTTCCGAGAAAGCGGCTCTGTTCGCCCACATTTCGGTGCCGTGCCTACCTTCCCGATATGCTCTGATGGAAGCGACAATATTGTCAATCTCAGTGCTGAAGCCCTCCGAGTCCTTTATAGTTACTTTCTCAATAATGTCTATAAAGGTGTTCATCTTTCCAAAACTCATGTCACACCTTCCAATCCCGGTCAAGCCGCAAAAGTAGATTGACCGTGTTCCAAACCTGCTGACCTGCCTGCACGCTATCGGCAAAGAAACCAGCCGTCGAGCCGTCTCTGCTTTCATAGAAATGACTCGACAGCATGATTACTGCCTGTTCAGTGGTGGCTGGCATAGCGTTTTCCGTATAATAGTTCTCGGCGACGTGCTGGTAACTCTCCGCATAGGAGACGGCGGCTTTGATGTAATGCAGTAGAAGGCCGTCATCCGCATCATGCGCCAAGATCAGGTTTGCCTTTACCTTGGGGAGAAGATTATCTGTTGTCATATCGACCGCCTCCTTGCAGTGATTATTCGTCTGCCATCAAACCCGCCGCTTTCAGCTTGGCGAGAAGGGCATTAAAGTCTGTCACCAGACCGGCTATTGTTGTAGCTTCGCTATCGGCTTGATTGGCAGCGGCAGGAAGCCCCGTTACCGAGGCTCCCTGTTTTATCTCAAGCGTTCCGCCGATGACGGTTTTTTCGCCGCCCTGTTCGGTGTAGTTTTTTGTGTTATATGACATAGTCAAGCCCTCCTCTTATGCATGCTGCTTGAGCAGCTTGATACCTTCGGGCAGTACGGTCTTGCCATCCACACGCTGGAAGGCATAGAAACCGGTCTGCAGGTTGGCGATGTGCAGCTCATCCGCACGGCGCACGGTTCTGCCGCTGCGGTCGGCAATCCAGTAGTTCTGGAAGTCACCGAAAGCGACGGTATATGCGTTTGCCGCAATGGTCGGAGCATACTGCGAGACATACACCGGGAAACCAAGCAGACGGTCGGGCTGATCTGCCTGCAGGGACGGCTGCCACATATATGCGCCGTTGCCGTCTTTCAGTTTGCGGATACCCGCAAGGGTTGCGCTGTTCAAAACAAATTTAGCGCTTTTCTTGTAGCCATCCTTGAGGGAATAGGTCAGCTCGATGAGTTCGTCCGCTGTGATTGCCCCGGCTGCCGCCGTTGTCACACCAAGGTCGCCGCCGTTGTCACACCAAGGTCGCCGCCGTTCGCGGTGAAGATGCCCGTGGGCTGGGTACTGCCTGCGCCGACGCAAAAAGCTTGCTCCTCTTTCGCCGCAAAAGCGCGGGCAAAATTGTCGATGAGGTAGGGTTCAAGCTCGAACATAGAGTCCTGAAGCAGCTCCTCCGAAACCAACGCCGCCGCGCGAAGCGTATATGCATCCAGGGAAAGCTGGTTAAAGGTGGGCGTGCTGGGCGTAAAGGTGCCGCTTTCCGCCACCCAGTCGGCGGATACATCGGTGAGTGCAACGTTAATCCTGTGCGGTGCAGCGGTGGTGATGACCTTTGCAATAGAACGAATGACATTCTCGCGCTCAAGCGCCCGGACAAGATTTCTGTCGAACTCAATCGGAACAAGATAGCCGCCGGTGGAAGGAGTGCCTTCCTCCATGACGTTGTGAACGGGACGCTTGCCGCGCACGAGGTTCAAGAAGTCCTCGCGGTATTCGGCAGTCGCCCTGTAGTGGACGGGCTTGTCGTCCTGTGCGGCGGGTTTTGCTGTGATGGGAGAGCTGGTAGGTTGCGCCATAGCGGCGTCTCTTGCCAAGCGGTCTTCCTCAATGGCAATCTGACGCGCCATCGAGTCCACATCCGCCAGCATCTTGTCGTAGGTAGCATTATCCTCTGCGGAGAGGACACCGTCCTTGGCGCGGGTGTCGAGGAACGCTTTAGCCGCGTCCCATGCCTTTGCGCGCTTTTCACGCATTTCGAGTACCTTTTTCATAATCAAATACCTCCGTTAAATGTATTTACGGGCTTGCAGTTTCTGCATAGCCGCTTCGATGGAAACGCCGGTCGGCGCTTCCTGCTTCTTTTGCTCCGGCTTCGGAGCGGATTTAGAGATGAGCTTGTTCATAAGCGAATTGGTAACCGCCCTGCGGCTAAAAGCAAAGACCAGATCCTCGGCATGACCGCGCTTAGCGTCCTCCAAAATGCCATCCACAAAGCCCAGCTCGATAGCTTTGTTGGCGTTCATCCAAGTTTCACCGTCCATGAGATGAGAGATTTTCGCTCTCGACTGCCCGGTCTTGATTTCATAGGCGTTGATGATGCTTTCCTTGACCTCGTCCAGCATGGCAATGGCCTTCTGCATCTCTTCGGTATCGCCGATTGCGATTGACATCGGATTGTGAATCATGAGCAGCGCTGTCGGAGCCATAAGTACTTCGGTACCCGCCATAGCGATGACCGAAGCGGCACTCGCCGCCAGACCGTCAATTTTTATGATGACATTGCCTGTGTAGTCCATGAGCATGGTATAAATCTGTGAAGCCGCCACACAGTCACCGCCGGGCGAGTTGATCCAAACGACGATATCCCCGCTGCCGGAAAACAACTCATCCTTGAACATCCTGGGTGTGATTTCATCTCCCCACCAGCTCTCGTCTGCAATGGTGCCGTCAAGGCAAAGGGTGCGGACACCCGTTTCCTCGTCATTGTCCCAGTTCCAGAAATGCGCTTTGTCACGCGCCTTGACGGGGACTTTTCTTGGGCTTGCCGCCCGATTTGTTTTGTCCATCTGAAGGTTCCTCCGTTTCTGTTGTAGTTATATTTGCGAACGCACCAGCGTCCTGCAATTTGGTCATTGCGCCGTTGATAAGGTAAAGGTCGCCGCCAAGCTCCACCGGTATTCGGTCAAGGTTTTCAAGCTGCCTAATATCGTTTGCGCTCATCCAGCCGTTCTGCCGTGCCGTTGCATAACCCGTCATGCGGCTCTGATAATCACCGCGCAAAAGTCCGTCTACATTGAACTTAGTGAAAACATCACGCTTTTCACTTTCGAGCAGGAGCGACTTGTTCATCGCCTGTTCCCAGCGGATGACCCATGGATCGAGAGTATATTTCACGAATTCAAGCGACTGCTGCTCGATATTGGAAAACGAGGATTTCTCAAGGTCTGCGAGCATATGCGGCGGCACTCGGAAGATACGGGCAATTTCATTTATCTGAAATTTCCGTGTCTCCAAAAATTGCGCCTGTTCGGGAGAAATAGCAATAGGAGTGTACTTCAGCCCTTCCTCCAGCACAGCGATTTTGTTGCTGTTGGCGCTGCCGCCAAAGGTGGACTGCCAGCTTTCTCTGATGCGCTCTGGGTCTTTTAACGTGCCGGGGTGTTCGAGGACACCGCTTGGCGCCGCTCCGTTAGCAAAGAATTTAGCGCCGTATTCCTCGGCGGCGATGGCAAGCCCCACGGCGTTTTTTGCCATTGCAATCGGTGAATAGCCGACCAGCCCATCAAAGCCTAAACCGAGAATGTGCAGCACATCGCTTGGCGCGAGGATGATATCGCTCGGCTTATTCTTGCTGACCTCCGGCGCATCATCGCTGCTTTTTCTGTAACGGTAATACAGCCGTCCTTGTGAATCCCTGTCAACAGTCATGCGGTCAGGCATGAGGGGATACAACGCCACGACGTCGCCACGGGCATTGCGGATAATCTGTGCGTAGGCGTTGCCCGTCAGCAGCAGATGATTCATCATGGTCTCCCGGAAAACAAACGATGTCATCTCCGGGTTTGGTTCGTCGTGCAGCACACGCCACAGCGGATGTTCAAGATATTTGTCCTTGCTACCGTCATCGCCGTATTTATATACAAACAGCGGCAGGCCCGCAATTGCTTCAGATAATATGCGGACGCAAGAGTAAACCGCAGTCATCTGCATGGCTGTCTTTTCGTTTACAACCTTGCCGGAGGACGAGCCGCCCCATAAAAAGCTGGTGCCGCCGCCAAGATTTTTAGGCTTGTCGCGGGCTCTGAATATTCCTTTAAAGATGTTCATAGGCAAGTTACCTCCAATTAAAAAACGAGCAGTCCACGTGTGTTGTACACGCTTTCGCCCGTATCGTTGCCACACCGAATCGCGCGGTCAAGCGCCATGATGGTGGCTACCGCGCCGTCGATTTTCTCGGTACTTTTCTCTTTGTCCGATTTGATGTTGCCGGCCGGGTCGGTGCGGATGAATATGTTATCCATCATCCAGCGTAGTACCGGGTGCCCGCCGTGTGCAATTTTCTCCTCCAGTGTCAGCTTCATCAGCTCTTTGGTCGGCGGCGACATATCTTTGAAGCCCTGACCAAAAGGTACGACCGAGAAGCCCAGGTTTTCAAGATTCTGCGTCATTTGGACGGCTCCCCAGCGGTCGAATGCAATTTCACGGATGTTGTATTTCTCACCGAGGGTTTCGATGAACTGCTCGATGTAACCGTAATGCACCACATTGCCCTCGGTGGTTTGCAGAAAGCCCTGCTTTTTCCAGACATCATAATTCACATGGTCTCTGCGCACACGCAAATCGATATTGTCCTCCGGTATCCAGAAATACGGAAGAACGCAGTATTTGTCCTCTTCGTCTATGGGCGGGAACACCAATACAAACGCCGTGATATCGGTGGAGGACGAGAGGTCAAGCCCTCCGTAGCAGACACGCCCTTCAAGTGACTTTTCATCCACGGGGAATGCGCAGGCATCCCATTTTTCCATCGGCATCCAGCGCACGGCTTGTTTAACCCATTGGTTGAGCCGGAGCTGCCGGAAGCTGTTCTCCTCGGCGGGGTTCTGCTTTGCCGACTCAAACGCCGCCTTGACTTTATCCATGCCCACCGTGATACCGAGTGAGGGGTTTGCTTTCTTCCACACCTTTGGATCTGTCCAGTCGTCCTCTTGAGCCGCGCCGTAAATCACCGGGTAGAAGGTGGGGTCATGTTTTCTGCCGTCTATAATGTCCAGCGCTTTCTGATGTACCTCCCAGCAGATACTGTTCTGGTTATCCCCGGCTGTGGTGATAAGAAAATACAGTGGCTGCATTCTCGCATCGCCGCTTCCCTTGGTCATGACGTCGTAGAGCTTTCTGTTCGGCTGAGTGTGCAGTTCGTCAAATACCACACCGTGGGTATTAAAACCATGCTTGTTTCCGACATCGGCGGACAGCACCTGATAGATGCTCCCGGTCGGCTGATAGATGAGCCTTTTTGTTGCATCCAGTATTTTGACACGCTTGGAGAGCGCCGGACACATTCGCACCATATCCGCCGCCACATTGAAAACGATAGATGCCTGATTGCGGTCAGCGGCGCAGCCGTAGACCTCGGCGCGTTCCTCATTGTCGCCACAGGTGAGCAAAAGAGCTATGGCTGCCGCAAGCTCACTTTTACCCATCTTCTTCGGGATTTCCACATAGGCGGTGTTGAACTGGCGGTAGCCATTGGGTTTCAAAGTGCCGAACACGTCGCGGATAATTTGCTCCTGCCAATCAATCAGATCGAATGGCTTTCCAGCCCAAGTGCCTTTGGTATGGGCGAGGGCTTCGACAAAAGCTACGGCATAGTCGGCGGAGGCTTTGTCGTAAACCGAATCTGCTGCTTTAAATCGTGTCTGTTTGTATTTCTTTAGCTTTCTGATACCCTCCGCCTCCTTCCGGGCATAAAAATAGACCGCCATCGGCAGTCCCGTCAAAATCTATCTGTACGAGATACAGCCCCATACAGGGCAGAATCTCGGCTGTTTTGCTGTTTGTTACGGTCTGTGTTCCAGCTTTACGTCCACGCCCTCAAAGTGGATAATGTAGCGAGTTTCAAACCTCTCGCCGGGGAGCTGGACGATTATCCGCAATTCGCCGTTTTCAAATGCGTGGTAGGTTCGCAGGATTTTCGCCCCTGCGGGAAGCTGTTCTTCAACCTGTTTCCACTGCTTTTCGGTCATTTTCGTTTCCTCCGTTTAGTGTGTTTTTCCCTTTCGGTAGTGACATATTAACTCTGAAAGCACACTATATCAAGTCAATTATGCGATAAATACGAGCATAAACTACACGAATTTTAAGGCTGTTATTGCTGCAGAAACTGTGTAGTTTACAGCGTTATTCCTCGCCTGTGAGGATAAAGCGGACATATTTGTCCTTATGTTCCTCAAGGAAAAGTACCAGTTCGAAGAAGTCCATATCGTAAGCGATGCGCTGGACGGTGCAGATGTCAAACATATTGGTAAGACCGGCATCCCGGACGGCGAGAATTTGCTCTTTCACTTTATCTTCCATCGTCAGTATCCTCCAGTTTTCGACATAAATCCTCGCCATAGACCACTTGAAGCGAACTGCCGTTGTCCCAAGCGACTCCCAAGCTGCCGATGTCATCGACATACCGCACAGTGCCTTTTGTACCAACAGGAGGCGCTTGAAGGTCGCCCATACGAAGTAGTTCCACACGGCAGCCGACCGGGTACTGTTTACGGATACGCTCTACAGTTTCTCTTGAAGGAAAATTATTCATCGCCGATTACCTCGCTTTTCGGAGTTTTAAATGCAGAGCTGCCTGTCAGGTTGCGGAGCAGAATTTTACGCTCCTCCTTGTATGCCGCTCCGATGAAGCCCAGCCGCAGAAGAAAGCAGCGGAAAGTGTATTTGTCATTGTCCGTTTCTTTTTCCTTGGCGGTAACTCTTTTTTGTACCTGTGCCATTTTGCAAAGCGCCGTCACAAAGTGCGTGTATGCTTTGACCGCGTCCGGGTCGGTGCCGTCCTCGAACCAAGGGAATCCCACCTTGTCATCTGTTATTTCGAGTTCGAGTGTTTCCGTGCCGAGTGCCTTTTTAATAAGGCTGCTCTTGCTTTCGACCAGCCTCTTGAGATTTTCCAGCGCCGTGTCAGTGAAGGAGGCGCGCGGCATTTCAACCACCAGTCCGATGTCCTCGCTGGGTTCCGGAACGTCGCTTGCCTGCATCCCGTTTTCGCCTTGGAAGTTTTCGCGGCGTGTGTGTCCAAGCCCCAGTTCCTCACGTTCGTCCATCTGCAAGTCCTCGAAAGCAATCACCTCATCTATCTGCTTTTGCATGGCTTCGGTAATGGGTGCATTGGGCTTAGCGTATTGTCCAGGGTGGTGTTGGTCGATATCCGGAAATTCGTCAAGTGCATCCATCCCGCCAAGTCCGCTTTCGTAGGTGTCGGGTTCATCGTACTTGCGGGTGTCACCGTCTGCGCTAAAGCCCTGTTGGTGGAGTGCATCCTCTAAGTCAAGGTTGTCGGGACCTGTAAGCGTTCCAACCTTGTCGATGTGGTAGCTGCCGACCTCGTAGGCGAAGGTTGGGGCGCCGAGGTACTTGGTTGGGGAATCCAGCGCCGTGCTGATTGCGCCGACCAGTGATTTGCGTTCGCTGCCTGTAACATTGTATTTAAGTTCCATTTTTCAAACCGCCTTTCTTTTTGGTAGTCACATATTCGCTCTAAAACACTTATATAGCAAGTCATTTCAAGCGTTTTCTGTGGAGAACAAGGCGGTCATTTATCGGTGGAATCTTGTGTACATGACACAATTCCCGTAAGCACAAAATCGACGCATGGCGAAACCTTAGCTTTCATCGGAAAGAGGGCTGGGCGTGAGCTTATTCATCGACAGCCACCTCCGCATATTTCATCGTGGCACCGTCGCGGATAACAGAGACGGCATCGGCACCGCCGACCTGCTCGATATACCGCTTTACAATGACATCGCAGTATTTTTCATCAAGCTCAATTATGAAACAAATCCTGTCGGACTGTTCGCAGGCTATAAGCGTACTGCCACTGCCGCCGAAGGGGTCGAGCACGATGCAGTTTGTGAGGCTGCTGTTCATGATCGGATACGCCAGCAATGCAATCGGCTTCATGGTGGGGTGATCGGCGTTTTTCTTCGGCTTTTCAAATTCCCAGATGGTGGTCTGCTTGCGATCTGTATACCAGTTGTGCTTTCCCTTTTTCTTCCAGCCGAACAGCACCGGTTCATGCTGCCACTGGTATGGACTGCGGCCAAGCACCAGTGACGGCTTTTTCCAGATGCAGCACCCAGATAGCTGAAAGCCCGCGTCTGAGAACGCCTTTCTGAAATTCAAACCTTCGGTGTCGGCGTGAAACACATAAATGGAAGCGTCCTGCGCCATCGCCGCTTCGGTGTTTGTAAACGCCGCAAGCAGGAAGTCATAGAACGCTTGGTTGCCCATGTTGTCGTTTTTGATTTTGCCCGCCGTGCCTTCATAATTGACGTTGTACGGCGGGTCGGTCACAACCAGATTTGCCAGCTTGCCGTCCATCAGAGCGATAAAGGTGTCGGCTTTAGTGGAATCACCGCAGACCAGCCGGTGCCGACCGAGTAGCCATACATCGCCAAGCTTGGTGATGGCTGGATTTTGCAGCTCCGCATCCACGTCGAAGTCGTCGTCTTTAATACCGTCCTTAAGGGAATCCTTGAACAGATCATCCAGTTCAGCAGGTTCGAAGCCCGTGAGCGAAACATCAAAATCTGCGCCCTGCAAATCCGCGATGAGCAGAGCCAGCTTGTCTTTATCCCAGTCACCGCTGATTTTATTAAGCGCGATGTTGAGGGCTTTTTCTTTATCCTCATCCATCTCAACGACTACGCACTCGACTGCGGTAATGCCCATATCAAGCAATACTTTCAACCGCTGGTGACCGCCGACGACATGACCTGTGGTCTTATTCCATATAACGGGTTCGACATAGCCGAACTCCTCAAAAGATCGTTTCAGCTTTTCATATTCCACATCGCCGGGCTTGAGGTCTTTTCTGGGATTATAGTCGGCGGGAACGAGCCGCTCAGTCCGAATCTTTTCTATCAACATATTTCTCCGCCGCCTTTCTCAGTTCTTTGTAATGATCACTGCCGTCCTCCCACGGGAACAGACAGGAATTGAAGTGCCCGTAGACAGCCGTGTCCTCATAGATTGCATTGCGCAGTCGCAGTTTTTCGATGATTGCCGCCGGACGCAGGTTGAACACGGACAGCACGATTTCACGCAGTTCCTCATTGGTGAGGGCGCTCGTGCCGAAGGACTTTACATCGACCGCCACGGGATCAGCCTTGCCGATGGCATAAGAAAGAGCGACTTCGCATCTCTCAGCTAAATCGCTCCATACAATATTTTTTGCGATGTACCGCGCCATGTATGCACCGCTTCGATCGACCTTTGTGGGGTCTTTGCCGCTGAATGCGCCGCCGCCATGAAGAGCAAGCCCTCCGTAGGTGTCCACCATCATCTTTCTGCCCGTAAGTCCTGTATCGGCAGCGGGACCGCCCTCGACAAATCTGCCGGAGGGATTGATGAGGATTTCGGTGTCATCGTCAAAGGGAAAGTCCTCAAAGCACTGCCACAAAACATTCTGCTTGATATCGGAATATAACTGCTCCTGTGTTTTATCCTTATCGTGCTGAACGGAAACCACGATAGTCTTTACGCGCTTGGGCTTGCCGTCCTCATACTCAACCGTGACCTGTGCTTTGCCATCCGGTAAAATGCCTTTCACGATTTTGTCCTTGCGGACGGTATCTACACGCTTGACAATGCGGTGCGCCAGCACCAGCGGGAGCGGGAGCATCTCACGGGTCTCATTGGTGGCATAGCCGTACATGGTGCCCTGGTCACCGGCACCCATGGAGGCATAGCGCTCCTCACTGCCATTCCGGGCTTCGAGGGCAGTGGTCACTCCAAAATCGATATCCTTGCTCTGTTTATGGACGAATACGAAAACCGTAAACTTCCACGGATTGTAGCCGACTTTGCGGAGGACTTCACGCACCTCCAAGCGGATATCGATTTTGCCGTCGCAGGTGATCTCGCCCGCAACGATGATTTTGCCTTTGGTCGCCATGACCTCGCAGGCGACGCGGGAGGATTTGTCTTTGCGCAGGCAGGCATCAAGGATGCTGTCGGCAATGAGGTCACAGAGTTTATCCGGGTGTCCGGCGCAGACGCTTTCTGCTGTTTTATAAGTAATCATTTTCATATCTCCTTTTTCTCGGCCTTTTTGCCGGTGAAATTCTCCCAGCGTTTTATGATGATGTCGCAATAATGAGCGTCCAGCTCCATGATGTAACAGGTGCGGTCAAGCTGTTCACAAGCGATGAGCGTTGTACCCGCGCCGCCGAAAGGCTCGACCACGGTGTCGCCCTCGTCGGTGAAAGCCACGATGTATTCCGACGGCAGCGCCACAGGGAATGTCGCCGGATGTTCGGAACGAATCTTACCGCTTTCACTGAGCTGCTTGGTAACCGATTCAAGGCTCGTTTGCTCCGGCAGTTCCAGCAGGCTCTCCATCTTTTTGAACGCGCCAGTCTCGTTGCCACGTCGCGCAATCCGAAAGGAGCCGTCAGCCTGACGGATTTTTGTATATCTGCCGCCAGAGTAGATGCTCGATTCCTTTTTGCGCCACGTCGGGTTGACCGTCACCGGCTCATGCCCGAAGCAGAAAATCCATTCGTGCCGGATCGGGATCATCGCGCTCTGCTGCCCGACGCTGCCGCAGGTCAGTTTGTCCCACACATTCCACGCCAGCAGCTTCAAGCCAGCTTTTTTCGCGGCGTCTATATATACATTCCAGTAGGGGTAAACTTCGCCGTCCTTACGCTGGATGCCGAGATTGACTGCCTGCAGTGCCGCGAACGATTCGTAGCAATCGAGAAAAAGTGCGATACTGTCTACGCTCAGATCCTTGCCGCCATTGTACTCACGCATATCGCTATACGGTGGTGAGGTGAATAGCAGCTTACTTTTTTGACCGTCCATCAGACGATCAATATGCGCTTTGTCCGTGCTGCTGCCGCAGAGCAGGCGATGCCGTCCGAGCTGCCACAGATCTCCCGGTTGGCATATAGTCGGAGCGTCCGCATCAACCTCAGGCACCTTATCCTGTATGATTTCATCATCGACACCGAGCATAAGACCGATTTCGCTTGTATCAAAGCCGGTCAGCGTCACGTCAAAATCTTCCGCTTTCAGATCAGATAGGAGCCCTTCGAGTTTTTTCGTGTCCCATTCACCGGAAATCTTGTTCATCGCGATGTTGAGCGCCTTTTCACGGGTAGCATCGAGATTCACAACGATGCACTCCACGCTGTTATAACCGAGCACCTTTAAAACAGAAAGACGCTGATGACCGGAAATAACTGTGAATCCCGTCGCCTCATTGACCACAATTAGTTCCACGTAGCCGAAGCTCTCAATAGAACGCTTTAGCTTTTCAAATTCAGGATCGCCGGGATTTAACTCCTTGCGAGGATTGTATTTTGCCGGATTCAAATCCGACAGCTTTAGGCTTCGTATGTCCATTTATTTACCCCTCCTCGCAGTGAGCAGGCGTTCCATAACATCATCCTGCGGATTCGCGCCACTGTATTCACCGGTGCAGTTTTCCTTAACGATCTGGAAAATCTCATACCACAGGCGATTGGTCTGGGTCATGTAGTTTTGCCCCATTGCCACATACGGGCTTTGGATAGCGTTGCCGGTAGTTGGATGACGCGCCAAGAAACCGAAGCTCGATACCGCTTCCTCGCATTGAATCCACCGTGCCACGCTCATGGCGTAACGCTCCAGAAGCTGTGGGGAGACCAGCGCCGCGCAGCCACGCGCATTTAGCCACGCCCATGTGTTTTTGTATATTTCATCAGCTGCAAGCGTCGTACCGTCTTTTTGCTCTGCTGAAAGCATCTTATTTGGCTCCGGCATTTCGTTGCCTTGCAAATTCGCCATGTCGGAAAACTCCATCACAGTCAATGTTCTGCCGCCGGGGTTACCGGCCGATATTTTATCGGCGAGTGGTTTCTTTTTTGCGCCCGCGCCGACACGAGCACCGCCTCTGTTGGTGCCGTCTTTGGCCAATATGTTCACCTCACTTTGATGGGCTGGGGCTATTCGGTCGTTTGAATGTGCGTTTTTCAACACGAAGCCCCACGCCGCTGTCCGCATTGGAAAGTCCTGGAGGTTTCACCGCCCCCACCGGTCACCGCTCTCGGCAGTGATCCTCGAGTGACACGACTTACAGAGAGCCATGAGATTGCTCTTATCATTGCTTCCGCCTTTGGAGAGCGGACGAATGTGGTGAACCTCCTCGGCGGGAGTGAGCCTACCTTGTTTCTCACACTCCTCACAGAGAGGGTGCGACTTGACGTAGCGATCACGGATACGCTTCCAGGCACGACCATATCTCTTATTGGAAGCGGGGTCACGTTCGTATTGGTTGTAGTGTTTGTCCATAATCTTTTGATGTTCGGCACAGTATTGCTCGCGTTCAGCAAGCCGACCGCAGCCGGGGTAGGCACAGGGACGTTTAGGTTTGTAGGGCATCAGATTCCTCCTTTCACAGAAATTACAACTCCTATCATGAAGAGCAACAGCACGCGAAGTTTACAAGCCCTTTTATGAAGAGCTATGCTTCGCAAAAAAAACACGCCCTATTATGAAGGAGGTGTACCAATGGATACACGATTTGAAATCAACATCAAAAAAGTAGGGGTCAAAGGAGATGACAGTGCGTTGTGTGTGTTCCTTGATGAAAAGCTGGTGCTAAAGCTGGAGTACAAAGACATCGAAGCTGCAGTAAAGTTTCTCATCAGGAGGGTTAATCAACAACAACTGACATCCCATGACAGAACCTCACTACCTGTCATCACGATAAAATCTGAAGACGAAGAATGAGAAAGATAGAGCCGCGTAACAACGGCTCTTTTCTTTTACATAAAGAAAGCCCCGAGGGATTGCTCCCGCGAGGCTCAACTCTATTCTTCTTCGCCATTATAATACTATCATAAGAAACAGGTGTCTTTCAGTGTCTTTTCGTGTCCACTTCAGAAGAAGCCGGGACTTTGCATTCATCCAGTGCCCGAATGTGGAGCTTGTGAGTGTAGCGCAGGTCGTAACCCATATCCACAGCAATTTTCTCCCAAGAGAGGAAGCAAAGATAGCGTTTCTCCAAAAGGGTCTGATGCTCCGGATTGACCACGGCTTTTACAACACCCATGATTTCTTTTTTCAGGTCAACAAGTGTATCAATATCCCGGTTGATCTCGTTTTGCAGATCAATGATTTTACAAATGGCATCAGCCATGCGGGAGGTAGAAGGGCTGGGGTTCCTGGGCATACCTGTCAAGATCGATGAGCAGTTTGTCGCCAGTTCGTTCAGAGAATCTACCTGCTGGAGCTTGGACTTGATGCGCATATCAAGATAGCGGGCTTGAGAAAGGTATGTTTTAGTAGTCATAGCGCACCTTTTCCTTTCTCAGTTTGGTGATTAACATCTCCGGATTAACATTCGTCAGGACGCCAAACCAGCCCGAACGAAAGAAACGCTCAATACTGGCGAGCTCCTTTTCATCATCGTGCAGCCGATAATCCTTGACCGCCTGCAGAACGATGGCATTTGCCAATTCTTCATAGGGATTCATAATCTGTACCTCCGATATTTTTAGTTCCCTCGGATTGGCACTGATTGTCATATTTTGTCGTAGGTTGTCTTAGATTTTCAAGTCCGCTTTTACAGCATCAATAAGTGCGGACTGCGTTTTGTCTTTCTTTTTCAGAGCCGACATGATTTTTTCATCAATGGTGTCCTTGGAGATGAGGTGATGGATCACCACGGTATCGGATTCCTGGCCCTGTCGCCAAAGCCTCGCATTGGTCTGCTGATACAGCTCCAAGCTCCAAGTTAATCCGAACCATATCAGTGTCGAGCCGCCGGACTGCAAATTCAAGCCATGCCCAGCGGAGGCGGGGTGAACCAGCGCAACAGGCAGCTCGCCGTTATTCCATCGCTTTATTGAATCGGCGCTGTCCAGCTTGGAAAATGGAATATGCCGTTTGCGCAGGCGTTCCTCAATACGGGAGAGGTCATGCTTGAACCAGTAGGCTACCAGGACGGGCTTGCCATTGGCGGATTCTATTAAATCCTCCAGAGCATCCAGCTTCCGGTCGTGTATCGCGATTACATCGCAGTCCTCACCGTAAACAGCGCCGTTCGCCATCTGTGTCAGTTTATTGGATAGACCCACGGCACTCTGGGCATCAATGTCCTGACCGTCAAGGCTGAGAATCAAATCGTCTTTTAAGGTCTGGTAGCATTCCATCTCTTTTTCCGAAAGCCGCACGGGGACTTCATTTATCACACACTCCGGCATTTTGAGGTAGTCGGTAGATTTCATGCTGATGGTGATATCCGACACAAGGCGGTATATGGCTTCCTCGGCACCCGGCTTTGGTTTATAGCTGAATACAATCTGCTGATTGCGTTTGTCCGGCACGAAATAATCACTGCGAAAATGGGTGATGAACCGGCCGAGCCTTTTGCCCATATCCAGCAGACGAAACTCTGCCCATAAATCCATAAGACCGTTGGAGGACGGTGTTCCCGTCAGACCCGTGATGCGTTTTACGGAAGGTCGGACTTTCATCAGGCTGCGAAAGCGTTTTGTCTGATGAGACTTAAAGGATGACAGTTCATCGACCACCAGCATATCGTAATCAAACGGCAGACAGCTTTTCTCCACCAGCCATTCCACATTCTCACGGTTGATGATATAAATGTCGGCCTTCTGCAGCAGAGCCGCCTTGCGCTGAACCTCGGTACCAACAGCCACAGAATAAATCAGCCCGTTCAGATGCTCCCATTTTCCAAGTTCCGCAGGCCATGTATCACGCGCTACACGCAACGGAGCCACGACGAGAACCTTGTGAATTTCAAAACTATCAAACAGCAAGTCGTTTATCGCTGTCAAGGTGATGACGCTCTTGCCCAAGCCCATATCCAGCAGAATGGCGGACACAGGATGTTCCTCAATAAAGGTGGTCGCATATTTCTGGTAGTCATGTGCCTCGTATTTCATCGAGTATCCCTCCAATCTGCTCCGAATCATCCAGCACATACACTTTAAAACCCAACCGTCGAAGTATTCCATGCCTTGCAAGCTGCAAAGGACGCGGTTTGCATCCCATTGCCTTAATCTCAACGAATGCTACATGTCCACCCGGCAAAAGCACGATTCGGTCAGGCATTCCATCGAGACCGGGACTTGTAAACTTCGGTGCAATGCCTCCCATATTTTTCGTAGCTCTCACGAGCTTTTGCTCTATCTGTTTTTCTCGCATTTCTTTCTCCTAAACCCAAAACCTAAAAATCTCTATGCGCGCGAATATGTGTGATTTTCAGCTATATAGGGTAATATTCATTATTTTCTCAACACTTTAGTTTTTTTAGGATATTGGGAACAACGCCTGTGAAGTTGCCGTGTGCTTGCCGCAAAAAGTCTGTGCCTGTACGGTTTTCGCTGCTTTCCGATTTTTCTTGAGGGCTGTTCCCAATATTTATCCTGACTTTATTTCAGGTTCGCTGGGTTCGATTTAGCCCGTTCCCAACTCATCCTGCTGTCCCAATATTTTTTCAGGATTGATTTTGGGATCATAAACATACTGCTGACCGTAGAGTGGAATGGGAGTCTTTTTGGGCCGGCGCACCCATCCGAGTTTTGCGAGTATGGCCATCAGCTCGTTGGAATCGGCGCGTTTAAGATTGGCACGCTCCTTGCAAAAGCATTCACACCATATTTCCATGTTGCTGACGGTTGTGCGTTTCACCGTGCCTGTTTGACCAATGCCACCGGCACCCGTGCCTTCAAGGAAATTTCTGCGCTCATAGGTGTCCATCTTGTCCCAGTTTTCCGGCAGTAGGGTGTCAAGGAAATCCTGTACCAGACCTTCACGCTCATCGGCTTCCAAAGCATCGCGCTGTTCATTCTTTGCCAAGGCTTCGATCTCAGGTGATAGATACAGCTTTTCACCTTGCTCGACATATACCATGGCCTCCGCCCATATCTGCAGGATATCGTATTCGGTCAACTCCCAAGAATGCTTTCTTCCGTTACCCGGCGTTTTTATCGGCCAGAAACGACGGTTGCCTGTGGTGTCGCGCAGATAGCCGCTCTCCGCATTGGTTGTGCCAAAGAAGATGCACTGACGCGGATGCGGTGTTGCTCTCTTTCCGAAGGCGGCGCGGTAGATATCGTTCTGCCGAGAGAGGAAGGAACGCAGCGTTTCTGTTTCAGCCTTACGCAGACCTGCCAACTCACCGATTTCAAGAATCCAGTAGCCCTGCAGTTTTTCTGCGGCGGTCTTGTCTTTGGTATCGCCGAGGTTCAGGCTGTCGGAAAACCATTCTCCGGCGAGCTTTGCAATCAAGGTGCTTTTACCGATGCCCTGTGGCCCGTTCAGAACGGGCATCGTGTCGAACTTGAATCCCGGATTTCTTACACGGGTAATAGCGGCACAGATGGTCTTCCTGGTAACGGCGCGGACATAGGTGTTATCCTTCGCACCGAGATAGTCGATGAACAGCGTATCCACGCGAGTGACGCTATCCCATTCCGGCAGGGAGGCAAGAAATTCACGGATAGGATGATAGGAACGGTCATCGGCAACCTTTGCAACGGCGATATCATAGTTCCGAGCGGAGAAGGTACCATAGTGGGAATCAATGTAGCTGATAAGCTGCGCATCATCTGCATCGCGCCAATATTTTGAAGGGTGTTTCCAAGGCACAGAGCCTTTGATTTCCATGCCGTCAAGCTGCTGATTGAAGACAATACTTTTAAGCTGCGGGTCATTCTCCATAATCAGCGTGATATTGTGCAGGTTGTTTTTCAGCAGACCGCCACGGTCACGCTGGAGTCCTTTTGTCCAATCGTCAAATTCCTCCGCAGCCGATTCCTGTTTTTCCCGCAGGAGCATGGTGCTGACAAGTTCGTCCTTTACAGCAAAATCCATCATGGCGGAAAAGGACTTCTTTTCATCATCGTCACCGAATTTATGGATACGAACGAGATCAAAGGCATTGAGCAACTTCCCATTGGCGGGATCTGTCGCGTGATGGCTGTAAGCAAACTTGTCATCGTAGATTACAACGCCCGCGCTGCTTTCGCCCTGAATGTAGTCATAGCGTCCCTCCATGACGGATGGCGCGTACACATCGGAAAGAAAAGCATCAATTGCACCTGCGATACTATAGGTTCGGCAAAAAACACCGACTACACCGGGTTTGGAGAGCGGGTCCTCCTGCTGCTTTGAGCTCGGCTTACTGACTTTGCTTTCCCTTGACGTGGTCGGGAGCAAAGAGCAATCCTGCCAGTTTGGATGCGCCGCCAGAATGCTATCCGGGTCGAGCAGTTCACCATTAAAGAATTCGCAGAGGTATTCTCCATTGGATGGACACGTCGGCCAGTACATGAGCTGATGCGGGATGAAAGAGCACTCATCAAACATGTCGATGCCGATGTCTTTGGCAAGAAACCGTGAAATGGCGACATATTCATCCGCTGAAACGTCCCGTGAAAAGGGAGCCACAAAGCGTAATCGTGGCGTTTCCGGCGTGTGGCTGTGTGTTGAATAGACCGCACATTTGAAGGAGATATGTTCCCTCAGAGCGGCTACAAACTCTGGGGACGCAAGGTCAAGATCCGGTGTCCAAAGGGAACGGCAGGCCACATTAGCAATTTTTCTCCTGTTATCCTGCAACTGTCCGCCAACAAAGCCTCCTTTGTCCTTGATCTCATCGCGTTGGGACTTGGGTAATTTGATATATTCCTCCACAGTTTCGTTGGTACGGATCGGCGTTTTGAGCCGATCACAGATATTTTCAAAGGACATAGTTTTATTCGACCAAAATTTAGACTGACGGGAATTCCCAAGCGAAATCTTCAGTTCACGCATAATCGGACTCCTTCGTGTATTCTCCTTTAAAAGCGCCATCACCGGACACGTTTGCCATATAGTCCGCCACAGCATTCAACTTTTCGTAGTCCTCGCTGCTGAGACAAGCGAATCCCGTTACAGGTCGAATGCCTGCGGCCGCATCGAGACCGCAATAATAGAGCACCGACTCACGCAGCGAGGGTCCGAATGTGACACCGCTGTCTGATTTGAGTTTCTGTGTTGTTCCCGCAGTAATGCCGAGCTTTTCACTGACAGCCTTCCATTTGCCGAGGGTTCTGTATTCGGCTACCACAATTTCATGCAGGTCGTGCTGGACTGCATTTCTTGCATAATGCTCGATCTGAGCCAGCAGGATAACTGCGATATGGTTCGTAATACTGCCAAGCATCATAATTCTGCGGTCTTCGATGCAGCAGCGCGAGTACCGCTTCCTGCACAGAGCGTTGACCGCTTTATTCAACACCCTCCAGTATTTCTTTCCCTCTGCATCGTCCGGTTGGCGGAGTTCCATAAGAGCCTGAAACTCGGAGCCTCGGACTGAGGTCAGGTACTCGTATACTTTGGGCGCAATCCGCAGAGCGTCTACCCGCATAGCCGCCATGAAGTTATTTCCGTTTGGTTTTACCTCGTCCATTGCCCAAGGTGTAATGGCCGGATCATAGAATTCCTCTGCCAGATTGTGACACTTCCGGCAAAGACTCACCAGATCGTCCATCGGCTCACTGCCTAAATGATCATAGGTAAGATGGTGCACGTCCGTTGCTCTGCCGCCGCAGACGCAGCAGGTATGGCGATCCATTTCCATACGTTCTTCGGCCGTCTTCCTCCAGCCGGCGCTGTGAATATATCTTTCGTATTCCGGGTTTCCGGCCTTATACTGCCACATGTTAGACATCTTGTACCTCCTCACATTTATCGCTAAAGTAGCGCAAACGGTAGTTCTTCCACTTAGCCCGCTTAATTTCAGCCGCCATACCGTCGGAGACTCGTTCACCGAACACCCATACCTCGGAGCATTTGCTCATCAAGGCATTTCCGAAAAACAGCCCCATCTCACGCTCTTTGGGATCGGAGTCATTCATGAATTGTGGAAACAAGAGATGCGGTGCGATTGGGATATAACCTTTGTTTGCCGCAAAACGGCTGTATTTTTGTGCCGCCGCAACATTACTGTCCGTATTCCCGGCATAAGGGGAGCAGATGTAAACGATAGGGCGAAATGCCCGCAGTGCCTTTTCTTCCGCTTCAATGGCGGAGAGCGCGGCATGAGCCGTTGGGTCGTAATAGCCCTCGGCATTGAATTTGTTAATGCTCATGCTTGTGCCCTCCTCAATCTTTTTCTTCCATTTTCAGCTTGTACCACTCAAGATGCCGCTTACGCTGTTCATAGTCCGGCACCGCTACCAGTAGGCCGACGTCCACCTTTTGCAGGGTGTCAAGCATGGTGATCTGCTCATCCGACAGATATGGACGGATGCTTTTGCCTTTTTCAAGGCCATTGGCAGTTCTGAACTGCTTTGCCGTCATGCCGATTACAATGCGATTGAGCATATCGCACTCATTACTGAAGTGATACGGCTTCGGATTTTCATGGAGCAGCTTAATGTTGGCTGTTAAAAGAGGAAACTCTTGACGCGCCGACACCAGCGTTTTAATGAAGCTCTCCATCTCATTGAAGCGTCGGATGTAAAGCTCCTTGAAAGCCGCAGCCCTTTTTCCGCGATAACCCATCGCCAAAAATACAAATCCGTCACGGGTCATGCAATAACTCGGCTGTTTTTTACCTTGTGCGTTTGTATATGAGGACAATCCAAAATTGGATAGTCGGAACTCCTCTGAACAATCCAGTTCTCGTATATCACGGACGACATGAAAATGTTCTTTTTCAAAAAACCGTGCCACATACAAGCTGTCCACCCTTGCAGTATCCTTGGTATCGGCGAATATGCCGTACTCATCTTTTGGGATCAGTTCCTTCATACCGCACCGCCTTTCATTACGCTGGAAAGCAGTGCATCGACATACGCACCGTAGTCTTGTGCCTTGAGCTCCTGAATTGCGTTGATACCGAAATTGTCATACAGGCGGAGAATTTGCTTGCTGTATCCGAGCCTGCAGAGCGCCGTAGCAAGAAGTACGATGTCCTCCATCGTGGGTTTCTGTTTTGCAAAGTGCTTTCTGGTGCATTCCGGGCAGACGATATCCGCATCGAGTGGGTCTGCATTGTCGGCGGAGAAAACCTCGTCAAGGTGAACCGGGATTTCCTTGCCGCACTCGCCGCACACGGCATAGGTGTTGTTCTCCTGAATCCCGGCTCTTACGACCCTGCCATCTCCCAGTTTTGTTTTGATATAGAGCATCTGTGATACCTCCGAATATGAATTGAACGAAAAAAATCCGTCCTCACCTCGTACTGGACAGGCAAGGACGGAAATCCGTAGTGGTTTTTAATCTTTTTTATAAAACTCGCATTCATATCCGTCGGCACGGAGGAGAAGCCCCTTTGCCCAGGGCGGCACCCGTCCCATTTGCTCACAGATTGCGTCTTTGGATATACGCTTATCACATTCGATGATAAGCTCATCATGTACATGAGCGACGATGGAACAATTTCGGAGCGTCTGCATGGCATATACGAGGATGTCCCTCGCTGTTGCCTGCACGATGTTTTCCACGAACTTGGGACCGTAGGATTCGAGCCGCTCCCATTTCTTTGTGCCGCCGACACCTTCATAGGTCACGGACTCACCGCCGAAACGGTTCTCACCGATGCGGGGCTTTACATAAGCAAGCCGCCTGCCGGAAGGGAGCGTAATAAAGAGAAAACCGCTTTGATAGGCAAACCGTATGCCGTGGGATTCAGTTGTTGTTTTTTCTTTTACGCACCTTTTAGCGGCGGCATCTACATCCCACCAGAACCGTACTATGTTAGGGTTGGACTGCCGCCACGCGTTTACCAGCGGCTGAAGTTCTTCTTCGGCAAGACCCATCTCAAGAGCGCCCATCGCTTTGAGTGCGCCCACAGAGCCGCCGTAGCCGAGTGCCAATTCAGCAATTTTTCCTTTTTGCCGCAGATGTCCGTTTTCGCCGTGCTTTTCCACAGGGACATGGAACATAGCAGCTGCAGACGCACAGTAAATGTCGCCTCCGCTTTCAAAAACCTCCTGCCGCCATGTCTCTCCGGCAAACCATGCGATAACCCTCGCCTCGATGGCACTGAAATCTGAAACGATGAATTTCCTGCCGTCCTGTGGAATAAATGCCGTGCGGATAAGCTGGGAAAGCGTGTCCGGGATATCCTCATACAACATTTCAAGCGCGTCATAATTTCCGCTTGCAACGAGTCCACGGGCTTCGGCAAGGTCGGGAATGTGGTTCTGCGGCAGATTTTGTAATTGCACCAGCCGCCCAGCAAATCTGCCTGTGCGGTTGGCTCCATAAAACATGAACATACCTCTGACACGGTTATCCGAGCAGACCGAGTTTTCCATTGCCGTATACTTTTTTACCGAGGATTTCGCAAGCTGCTGACGGAGCAGAAGCACCTCGCCGAGGTTGCCCGGCGCGTCTTTCAACAACTCAGCGACAGCCTTTTTACCAAGCGTATCCGTTTCCAGACCGTTTTCGGAAAGCCACGCTTTCATCTGCTGTACGGAGTTTGGATTATCCAGTTCTGTAATATCCCGCATGGCGGCAGAGAGCTGTGAACGGGACTTTTCATCAAAAGCGATTGCTTGCTCTACAAAGGGCATATCCACACGGATGCCACGGTCGTTGATTTCTTCGCTTAGGTGATATTCGTCCCACACGCTTTCCGGCACGGGGAGCTTTGCGAGTTTCTGCTGTATCTGCATTTCAACCTCAACATCGCGCTTGTTATATTCCTTAAAGGTCGACCATTTGTCTTCGGCGTCGGACGGCATATTGCGTGTCCGGCCGCCGTTTGACTTTGTCGGAGCACAGGGCTGGCAGAAATATTTGATGAGGTCTTTGCCTTCATCCATTTTCTGCTTATCCAAACCGAGAACAGCGCCGACGCCTTTTAGGGACAGCGGCAGCCCCAAATATGCCGACCATATCATAGAACATCGCCATGAGGACGGGTCGAGGTAATCCCCAGCAGGATAGCCGAGGAAACGGGAAAGGCATATGCGCTCAAAGGAACTATTGAATGCCCATTTGATAACAGAATCATCCTCCAGTGCAGAAAGCACCTCAGGCGGTATTTTTTCACCCTGCGCCAAATCGACTACGCTAACCTCGCCACCGTCAATGCTGTATCCAAATAGGATTATTTCAAAATCTTGTGCCTCCACATATTTGTACACACCGCATTTGGCGAGATTGGCGCTGCTGTGCGTTTCCAAGTCTATACTTATATTTTTCAAGTTTTTCACCGCCTATAAAGGAAAGCGGCGGAAGGATAACCCTCCGCCACCAACCGAGAATAATGGATTTATGAAAGGAAATCCTCGTCTGCGTCAGTTGTAAAATCGTCATTGAAGTCGTCTTCGGCGTTAGCCTTGCCGCCGAGAGACGCACCATCCTTAATCTTCTGGATGTTCTGAAGCCCACAGGCGATTCCTCGATTTCCGTTGCTGTTGAACGCATACAGAGAAAGCGACACACGGGCATAAACGCCAGAGTAGATTTCGCTGGTATCGAGGATGGGCTGACGGTTGATGTCCACGACGCCGGGGGCAGTATTGCTGTTGGCGTTGATGAACCAGTGACCCGCATATGCCTCATCGTCCGGGCGTTCAACATCCCCATCTCTCAAGGGAGTTTTCAGTGTCGCGAGAGCAGGTACGGACTTGCCGTTGCCCTTGAGCTTGCTTTCGCCCTCGTCATAAGCCGCCTGAATCGCCGCTTTGATTTTCTGGACGGTAGCAGTGTCGGACTTCGGAATCAGAACGCTGGTAGAAAACTTCGGTGTGCCTCCGTTGATACTCTTTGCAGTCCAGATGTTGGCATAGCTCAGACGAGCGAGACCGGTTATGACCTTGCAGGGATTTGCGTTAGTTACAGTGTTTTTCATGATATTAATCCTCCATATTTTCGATAGGGTCAGCGAAATCATCCGCTGCCGTGTTCATTTCTTTACGCTTGTCCGTTACGGGTACAAGCACGGGTTTGCCGGCGGGCTTATATGTCAAGCCGCCAAGAGTGTCTTCAAATCGCTTTTTGCCGAGCAATGAAGTCATTGCCGTAATTCCGAATAGCTTGTGTTCATATGGGTCGAGTCCGATATCCGTTACAGCCTTTGCCACGGCGGTTTCATCCGAATAATGCCGTATGCTTCTTCCCTCGACTACTTTCCAGCCGTCGAATTTCGTGCCGGACAGTGCCTTGGAGAGGGCGAACTCCTTAACATCGGAACTCCACGAAACCAGTTCATCGATTTTGCCGAGGATTTCCGATATCTCACATATTTGCAGCAGCGCCGGGTCGGTGAAGTCATAGACCGCAAGAGCAAGGTTTGCTTCGGCGCGTTTACGACACTCTGCTTTGGCTTTGCAGAATTGACAGTGGCTTCCGGCTTTGTAATCGCCGCCGCCGTTCCATGCAAGTTGCGCCGCGGGTATCAGCGTGTTTTCCGCCCAATCGGTCAGTTCAGCTACGGAAATCTCCCAGGTGGAGCAGTTGCCGAGTTTCGGCTGAAAAATGCTCATTCTCACCGTGTTGAAGTCAAACAGGAAGTCAAACATCGCAAGAGCACCGAGAGCATATATACGAAGCTGATCATTTTCTTCCGCGTCGACCTCGACGTACCCGCTTTTTAGATCGATGACATGAAGCACACCATCCGATATAATGAGCGCATCGCAGGTACCGAAGCACTCCGGGATGTACTTGGAGCAGTCAACTCGCTGTTCTACATAAACGGTCGGATTTGTGAGCGCCGCTGCCTGTTCAAGAACGAAATTGACGTAGTCATCCGTGTATTCATCCATCTCGGCATCCTGGCATTTGTGCTTCGTGCCTGCGTAACCGAGTCGCTGATTCAGCTTACCTTCCGCTACGCTGTGAGCCAGCGTTCCTTCGGCGGCATAGACCGAAGTGGTATCTGACAGAAATTCGGTGAGCCTTGCGCTGGGTGGACATTCTATCCACCTTTTGCTTGCGGATGGGGATAGCAGTGCATGGCTCATTCCAGCTTCCTCGCTTCTTCCATTAGCGCCGTATACTCTGCAGGCGGCACTTCCGAAAGTTTCTTGACTCCGTGTTTGACAAGCAGAGCCTGAACCTCTGCGGTGTGACCGGCTCTCGACTTTTCGGCAAGAAGCCCTCTCACCTCCGAAATATCCGGGTGCTTGACTTCCGCTGCAGGTTCTTCTTCCAAGGGCTCGTCATCGGCATCGTGGTCAAAGTCATACTCGGCTTTGATTTCCTTTGCCAATTCCGCAAGGGTTCTCGCAATGCAGGCGAGGTCGTTTCCGATTTGCTGGGCTTTATCCGGCGACATAAGCAAGCCCTCCTTTTTCGTTGATTTTCATACGATTTACCTCCGTTCATAATGTAGAAGCATCGCTCCTCACCTCGTACTGGACAGGCAAGGAGCGATATCCGTAGTGAAAATCAGAAATTCTTTAAAATCTTTTTCAGGGCTTCGTTTTCTCGGAGCAGACGCTCCAATCTTTTCTGCCGATAGTAAACACCATCAACGGTCATGTGCAGCCTTTTGGCAATCTCGCTCTTTTTGATTTTGTTTACAAGACAGAACCACAATTCACGGTCGACGGGGTCGAGGGTGGCAATAATCGCTGCGATTGCATCGCGCTGTTCGGTGCCGGAATATGTAGCCTCAATATCTGCCGCTTCATCCGCAAGATTGAAGGTGACCTCGGTGCCGTCGTCGTTAAAGCCAAGTGGCCTGTCCAACTCAAGGGTGCGGCGAACATATGAAGAACAGCAGTCGCATTTACGCTTGCAGTCGATACCATTCTTGGCACGATAATCCGAATCGCAGTATTCGCTGAAACGGCAATTGGCGCAGGTCACGGTGCAGCTTGCGTGGGATGTTTGTCCGGTGCAGAGGTTTTTTCGTTCTGTCTCGCGTTCATCAGATTTAAGGTCGGCGGCATTGCCTTTACCGAATTTTTCGCCGAGTTCGTTACGAGGAAGGCGAATTGCAATCTGACCGTCCGGGGAGTAGTACCAGCGCTGTGGATAGGGGTTGTCCGCCGTAACAGGCTCTGCCGGTGCAAAGCACTCGCGACGGGTGGTCTTAATGCTACTGCCGTCCGACAGCATGATGTAGAACTCGTGGTAGTGCTGTTTTTGATGATTCTTCATTTTGTTTTCCTCCGTAGATTTGCTGAGATTTCAGCGGCGGAGGAAACAAAAGAAGGGTCTGCATACGATGTACACAGACCCCTTTGTGCCGAAAATGGGCGCAACAAAGTAAGGTGGGTACATCGGAGCTTCCACAGACAGCTTTTATTGCTGTCGTGAAAACCTACCTTTGCATCCCGCCGCTTGATGGTCATCTCAGCGTTGAGATTTTGTTTTCAGGAGTTTCACCCCTGTTATGAAAATGGTACTACTTTTACTTTTTTTGCCCGTTGAATAAACTTCAACGGCTAAAAAGAACTATTTACTGCTGTTATCCGCATAGACTTCTTAAATTCTTAAAAAACGCATGTCATTCGGTCAATATCCGTTGAACAATGTTCAACAAAAATTTTTTTGAGCCAAAAAATAGACCAGACTTAAAATCTGGTCTATTTTTAGATAATATTTATTTTGCACTGGTATGCTTCTGAATCGGATAAGCATAGTTCTGTTCCACTAACTCTTCATCGGTCTGCCATCCGGCAGAGGGTTCTCTTATGTGACGACTCTCCAGGACTGCTCCTCCGGGCGGACGGGTACGAGTGCGAATTTTAATCAGAAGGAATAGCACGACTACGGGCACAGCATCAAGTTGTACCTCACAGATAATCCTTCAGGCATGCGAAACTATAATCAAGGAAGTTAATCTAAGAAAAACACATACAAACACTTGCAAACTTCGACAAAATGCGATATAATATATAATTGAGGGTAATTTTATGCTGACAACATGCCAGCCAGGATTGCAGCAATATCGCGCCCTCATGATATTTCTCACTAACAAACGCATGGAAGACGAAAAGCAATACTTCATGAGTGAGGTGGATTACGTGAAAGAAAACATTCAAGAACGCTGGATTAACGTTGATGAAGCTGCTGACTATTTTGGCGTCAAACCTGCTACCATTAGAGACTGGATTAAAAAGAAAAACGGAATCCCTGCCGTAAAGATCGGCAGGTCATGGAAGTTCAAATATTCAGAGCTTGATGATTGGGCTAAAAGCGGTGCGGCTGCAGAAGAAACTGTTACTGACTAAAGTGAGGTAGGTACATTTATGAACAAACAACAATTGGCTGCTACTATATGGGAATCTGCAAATCAAATGCGTTCCAAAATAGAAGCTAACGAGTATAAAGACTTCATTCTTGGTTTCATTTTTTATAAATACCTTTCCGAGAAGGAACTGCGATTTTTCGAAGGGCAGGGTATGTCTCAAGAAGATATTACTCACATGGATGAATCTGATGCGCAATTCGTTAATTATACGAAAGATTCCATCGGATATTTCATTTCATATGAGAATCTGTTTTCCACTTGGATTGCAAAAGGCAACGATTTTGATGTATCAGATGTCAGAAAGGCATTGTCTGCTTTTGATAGGCTCATCAGCGCTACCCACAAAAAGGTGTTTGAAAAGATTTTTAATACCCTTCAGACCGGTTTGTCCAAACTCGGTGAGAGCGCGGCTGCACAAACCAAATCCATCAGCGGACTGTTGCAGTTGATCAAAAAAATACCGATGGATGGTAAGCAGGACTATGATGTGCTTGGATTCATTTACGAATACCTTATCGGTATGTTTGCTGCTAATGCAGGAAAAAAGGCTGGCGAATTCTATACACCGCACGAGGTTTCAGTGTTGATGTCTGAAATAGTGGCCGACCATCTGAAAGGCAGAAGCGAAATTCGTATTTACGATCCCACGTCAGGTTCTGGTTCCTTGCTCATCAATATTGGCACTGCTGCGTCCAAATATATTACCGGAGAGAATAAGATCAACTACTATGCGCAGGAGCTAAAGGAAAACACTTACAACCTGACGAGGATGAACCTTGTTATGCGAGGCATAGAACCTGGAAATATCTATGTTAGAAACGGCGATACTTTGGAGGAAGATTGGCCATTTTTCGAGGAAAATGAAACGGAAAAATATCAGCTTGTAAGAGTAGATGCCGTAGTTTCTAATCCTCCTTACTCGCAGAAATGGGATACAAAGGGTAAAAAATTTGACCCCAGATTTTCCGATTATGGTGTGGCGCCGAAAGGAAAGGCAGACTATGCTTTTCTGCTCCATGAACTTTACCATCTTGAAGATGATGGCATTATGACTATTGTTCTTCCCCATGGCGTGTTGTTCCGTGGCAACGAGGAAGGTGAAATCCGTAAAAACTTGATTGAGAAAAACAATATAGATGCTATCATTGGACTGCCCGCCAACATTTTCTTTGGAACAAACATTGCAACGATCATCATGGTTCTGAAGCGCCACAGAGAAAATAGTGATGTTCTTATTATTGACGCCTCCAAAGGATTTGAAAAATCCGGCAAGAGTAACACTCTCCGTGCTTCAGATATAAAGAGAATTGCGGACACGGTCCGTGGACGACTGGTGATTCCCGGCTACTCTGTCTGCGTTGATAAAGAGACTATCCGCAGGAATGAATATAATCTTAATCTGCCCCGCTATATAGATTCCTTCACGCCACAGGAAAAATGGGATATTCACTCCATCATGTTTGGCGGCATTCCCAATAGCGAACTTGACGAACTCATGCTGTATTGGGACGCACTGCCGGGGCTGAGAGAGGCAATGGTCAAGCCGCTCTCTTCGGACTATGTGGAGTTTGTATGTGAGGATATAAAAGAGTATGTCGTGGCACATCCTGTCACGATTGCTTATTGTTCTGCCTATAATACGGCATTCTCTGGTTTCCGAGAATATCTTGTCGGCAGACTGATTAATCGGTATAAAGAAGCCTCTCCAACGAAGGAAGAAGAAATTATCACAGATGATATTTTCTCCCGCCTTGCCGTTGTCAAGGCAATCGACAAGTATGAAGCATATCAAGTGTTGGACAACAGCTGGAAACAGATTTCTGTTGATCTTGAAATGTTGCAGACCGAGGGTGACGGAGCCCTGACGGCGGTTGATCCTAATATGGTGACAAAGCAGAAGGACGGAAAGGACATCGAGGTTCAGGATGGCTGGGTCGGACATATTCTGCCATTCGAGCTTGTTCAGAAACTTCTGCTGCCAGAGGATCTTATGGCAATCAAGGAGATGGAAAGAGAACTGACTTCTGTAGCTTCCATTTACGATGAAATCCTTGATTTGCTTTCCGAGGACGAAAAAGACAGCAATATCACCGATGACAGCAACAACAGCTTTGTCACGAAGGAAGTGCGGGCGAAAGCCGATGAAATCCTTGAAGACATTGAATCCGAGGAAATCAACGCCTTGAAGAAATACCTTACTTTTAATAAGAAACCCGAAAAGCTGGCGTATTCCTCTGATTGCAAGGCCGTGAACTGGTCGGACATGAAGCCCGGCACCAACGGTCTGTACAGCAAAGCAGTGATTAATGCCCGCATCACGATTCTGAAAAGGCAGTATGCCTTCTCAGAGGATTCTTTTGAGGCCAAGATCATGCGCGTAGTGGAAATTATGGATACAGAAACCAGACTAAAAAAAGAGCTGCGAGACGCACGGGCGGCTCTTCACGAAAAGACTAAAATCACTATTGAGCAGATGAATCTCGAAACCGCACTGATGATTCTTGAGGAAAAGTGGATCACGCCTGTCTGCGATGGCATCAGCGCACTGCCTCACAATCTAATTGCTGCTTTAGTTGCTGCGCTTGAACATCTGGCGGAGAAGTACAAAATCACTTTTGCCGAGGTCGGTGACAAAATATCAGGAACCGAAGAAACCATATCAAACTATGTCAATCTTCTCTCCGGGAATGACTTTGATATGGAAGGCCTCCGTGAGCTTCAAAAGCTGATGGGAGGAATAGCAAATGAATGATACTCCTAAAATTCGGTTCAACGAGTTCGCTGACAAATGGGGACAACGTAAATTGGGAGAGGTTGCAGATAAAGTAACTGAAAAGAATACCCAAAACCTTTATAGCGAGACCTTTACGAACTCTGCAGAGTTCGGAGTAATAAGCCAGCGAGATTTCTTTGACCATGATATATCAAATGCCAATAACATAGGTGGATATTATATCGTAAAAGCTGAGGATTTCGTTTACAATCCGCGCATATCAGTGACCGCTCCTTGTGGCCCTATAAACTGTAACAGATTGGGCAGAAATGGCGTAATGTCGCCACTTTATACGGTGTTTCGGACACATGACGTCGATACCGTGTATTTAGAATGGTATTTCAAAAGTCACTGCTGGCACAGCTATATGTATTTCAACGGAAATACTGGAGCAAGGTCAGACAGGTTTTCAATCAAAAACGATTTGTTCTTCCGGATGCCTATTCCCGTTCCTTCGGTGCCTGAACAGCGCAAAATTGGAAACGTATTGACTGATCTTGACAACCTTATCGTTCTTCATCAGCGCAAGTACGAGCAGATGATGAATGTGAAGAAGTCCATGTTGGAGAAACTGTTCCCGCACAATGGCGCCAGTGTCCCGGAAACACGGTTCAAAGAATTTACCGGAGATTGGGAACGGAGAAAACTGGGAGATGTGTTTGAAGAATACTGCGAAAAACACCGCGAAGAGCTGCCTCCTCTGACCATTATTCAAGGTAAAGGTACTATTTTGAGGGATGAAGCAAATAGAAGTTTGCAGTATGATAAGTCGGTCCTACATAATTATAAAATGGTTAAAAAAGGCGACTTTATAGTCCATCTTCGTTCATTTGAGGGGGGATTGGAAAAAGCAAACTCAGACGGTATTATTAGTCCAGCATACTATGCTTTCCACGGTGAAGAAACCGATACAAGATTCTACTATCCTTATTTCAGGTCTCACGAGTTTATCAATGTTGAACTGAGCCGTCATGTTTATGGAATTAGAGATGGCCGAAGCATTGATATTTCCGGGATGAAAACGATTATGATCCCCTATACTTCCATTGAGGAACAACGGAAAATTGGCGATTTTTTGGAAGGACTCAATACCCTTATAGAACTTTACCACCAAGAATTGCTAAAGTTAAAACAAATCAAGTCTGCTTGCCTTGACAGTATGTTTATTTAG